CAACGACTCCGTCTCCTAGTCCAGTTCCCTTCGACCTGAGCATGTCAATAAACTGCTCAGAAAGGTGCGCATGCCGCACATCAAGGACAAGAACCTCTTCGCCGCGAAGGCGCAGGTCGACGACCTCAAGGTCGCGGACCTGAAGAAGATGACGATCGAGGAGGTCGCCAAGCTGGCGATCGAGACCGACGTCATCGAGAAGGAGTTGAAGGCTCACGCGAAGATCGTGAAGGACCACGTCAACCAGATCTACGCGCCCATGTGCGCGAAGAAGAAGGAGCTCGAGATCAAGTACGCCTTCCTGAGCGCCAAGCTCGAGAAGGTGAAGGAAGTTAACCCCGCCGTGGGAGCGATCGCCAAGCTCGTCGGTAAGTAACAACCGACGCTTCCAGCGATAAACCACGACAATGTGGTACTACATTCGCGGTCCGCCTGATATTCCGTAACATTACGGAATAAGGTCGAACAACGGCCTCCCGCTGGGTGGGGAGACTCTAATTATTTATCCCTAGGGTCCACCCCTAACTTCAAGCCCCGTCCCCGGCGGGGAATACTGGCGCGAAGTGTGCGGGAGGGCTATAGCTCCAGAGTGAGGATCTGAGTCGAAATCCATGAGTCTGCGTTGCGTCCTTGACGCGTCGTATCGCCATGCACTGCACGCGCACTCTGGGCCCTAAAACAAAAGTTAGTTTTGTAGGTCCCTATTTTTCTCGATTTCTGCTAGGATGGCAGCTATGTTGATTGACGGCTTGATCAGACTGAGAGGCATCAGCCGTGTGGCTGGCCCTCACACGACGGGACCTGATACAACATACGGAGGCCGTGCTCTAACCGGGCACGGCAGTGATGCTATGGGTGAAGTCCAGAAGACGACCGAGGGCGTGACGAAGCCGGCGATGAAGGGTGACAACCTGCCGCCGACCAAGAAGAGGCAGATCGAGGCGTTCGTGCCCGAGACGCCCAACAAGACGGCCGACGGCCTGATCGAGTTCCCGTGCTGCGCCATCCTCGTGTACGCCAACGGGACGCGCATCGTCCTCCCCATCCGCCAGCCGAAGCCGTCGGCCGCGAGCGGGAAGATCAACGCGTGGGGCGGCGGCAAGATCGCCCTCGAGGACAACACGCAGGTGCAGGTCGGCATCAACCTCACCATCCTCGACTAGCAGCCAGTGCTAGTCGCTGAGCCTACCACCCACCCATTGCAGGGAGACCTGCAATGCGGTGGGCGGTGCCGTTTACGGACCCGTGCCATACGGCTGGGGTCCAATCACCGGGCGGAAGCCCAAGCGGAGGAAAGCCTCCACAACAGCGGAGTACGCTATGGCCAAGAAGGAAGACGACATCGACCCCGCCCTCAAGCGTTGGGTCACTGCGCACATGCCGGAAAAAGAGGGACCTCCACCTGAGAAGGCGGATACGTCCTACACCATCTACGTCTCGAAGAGCGAGGCGGAGAAGATCGCGAAGATCCAGCGACAGTTCGGCACCACCCGTCAAGAGGTGATGCGGCAACTCCTCCAGGCGGGTCTCAAGCAACTCGGAAAGCTGACTGGATGGTGGACCGATGCCGAATAAGACCTACTGGGTTGCGGCCCACGAGCGACGCTATCCCGGCGAAGCCGAACCGCAGTGGATCCTCATCCACGAACAGGCAGACGGTCTCTCTTGTCTCTGTGGTCTACGACCGATGTGGTGGACCGGAGACCTCGGCAAGGCGAAGTTCATGCTGAAGCGGCAAGCGAAACAGTATGCCGCCAGCCAGTTCGGGGAACTCGAGTGGGACAAGCAGAACCACGTCGCAGTTCCCGGTGGTCGACTGTGGTTGGTGCGTCCGTGAAGATCTACATCAGGACTCGCCGCCATGCCCTCGGTCCACCGAAGGCATTCACCACTCGCTCGCAAGCCATGGAAGTCGGTAAGCGCAAGGCTCACTGGCAGAAGCATGGACACTCAACGTGGACCTGTGAGTACGGAACCCGTGCGCACTACACCATCAACGTGGTGCACCTCGATGGGATCCGAGACACGGACATGGCTGCGATCGAGAAGCTGCGACAGGCGATCGAGCTCATCCGAGACTCGGTCGGAGAGCTGATGTCATGAGCCACGATCCACAGTGTGCGAAGTGCCTCGTTCTCGGGGTGCTCTGCTTCATGATCCGAGAGAGGATCCGACTGCGACGAGAGCCTAAGCTAGTTCAGCTGACGCTCCTCGCATACGACGCCGCGTCAAGCGGGTCTCACTACACTGACGAGCAGCTGATCGAGGGCGCAAGACTCCTCACCAAAGACGGATGCAGGGTCCGCATGGTGAAGGGAAGGAAGCACCCGTATGGCCGCCCGTAACCAGTGCTCGCAGTGCATCAAGCGTGCGAAGCTCTGCAAGATGTGCAAGACGTGGTTGTGCTACGACCACTACGTCAACCACAGCTGCATGATCGACAAGGGTGACCTTGACGATCCATCGGAGAAGGTGCTCGAGTACCAGATCCGCCGCGACGAGGAGTTGCGGCGAGAGGAGGACCTGTGATCCCCGGCGAATTCAAAGCAGAGCTCGATCGCATCTGCAAGCTCTTCGCAGACACCGAGCGGAAGCTCAACGAGGAGCTGATCATCAAGAAGAAGTTCGAGTGGAAGAGCGAGGCGCTCGAGTACCCGATATACTTCGAGCCTCTCCGAGGTAGGTGGCGTATCTTCTACGGCGACAAGCCCATCAACGACTGCTCTGCGGTCGAGAAGGTCGACGTCGCCGAGCAGCTCGCGGCGTTCGAAGAGGCGTACATCGTAGATCTCACCAAGCTCGCCGATAGGGCGAAGAAGGCAGGTAAGCGTGCGTAAGCACACGGTCAACACGATCCTCGCTGCCGTTGCGGCGGACTACTCCGTCGACAACCGTCGCAAGATCGCCATGAACGAGTTCGCGCAGGACGTCGGTCGGTGGGCCGAGAAGCAACTCGAGTTCATCAGCCCAATGCCACGCCAGGTGTTCGAGTGGTCTACCAGCCACAAGTGGGACGACGTCGACGAGGCTCGCAAGCGGATCACGGAGCTCGGCGAATCGGCCTCCATCGACCTGTGCAACGGGTATCGGTGGATCGGGCAGATGATGGACTGGGTGGCGACCCACATGCAGATCAACATGTCCGTGTGCTTCAAGTGTGCGGACCACGCGACGAAGGTCTATGGAAGTCTCCCGGTCTGCGAGAAGTGCTTCAAGCTCGTGAACCCGGAGCGACCCGTCAAGAAGGAGGAGATCCGCGAGGTCCAGGATCGGATCGCGGCCGTCTTCGCTCAAGCCGCCAAGCCTCGTCCTTCGCACCGCGAGGTGTGTTCCAACCGGAAGATCCGGCACTCCTTCGTCATCAAGACGCCGACCGGCTTCGTGATGTACGACGGGACCACGGTGCCCGAGATGCACCTCGCCGACAAGTGGACTCGCCATGAGGTCGAGATCGAGCGGGCAGTGTTTGACGACCTCGGCACGCCGCTGTCGATCTTCCGAGTGGTGAAGCCGTGAGGCACCACATCAAGGTCAAGGCCGGCGACATCCTCGTCATCCAGGTGGACTCCGGCCGCGACTACACTGTCGAGGTCCTGCAGCATCTGCTATGGATCTCGCCCGGCATCCCCGAAGAGAACCTCCCGGTCGAGCGGATCTCGATCAGCCACCCGAAGAAGAAGCCGTGAGCGAGGGACTGATCAGCGCAGATCCAGACAACGTCTGGATCTGCGTCTCCCGACGGCGGGAGTACAAGACCCTCGAGCTCAAGTCCACCAAGGACCCGGTGAAGCTCGTCTCACAGCTCCACCAGCTCGGGTTCAGGCAGACGTCCGGGAAGTACCGGATGGCCTGCATCTGCACCCACACGAAGAAGGAACGCAAGCGGTTGGGCGGGGATCACGGCGCGGACTTCAACCGCCGCGTTCATCCCACGCTCTGCATCATCCTCCCGTGGGAGATCCTACGGGAACTCAGGAGGCTTGGGTGAACACCATGATGGTGTGGGTTGTCGAGGGAACTCCGGTCCCAGTGGAGGACGAGTTCTACCGCGACGGTGGGGTGAAGGTCCCCGAATACCGAGTCAGCTACGACTCAGCCCGCAAGCGGGTGTGGATGTGCGAGTGTCCGCACAATACGTACCGCAAGGTACAGTGCAAGCACATCATCGAATGCCTGCCCGAGCTCCGTCGCCACCAGGAGATACTCTCCTGGTGGCACGGGCTCATCAACAGACCACTCACGCCGGAAGACCGGCTTGAGTATCTGTGCTAGGGATCCACCATCGCCATCAGCAACGCCGGCGGCGCATTGCGCAGTTCCGGCGGGAGGATCTCATCGGCCATGATCTTCGACCACATCAGCTGCAGCTCCGACTGCAGCCTCAGCTGGAAGTCCCGGCCCACGTGACACCGGTACACGTAGATCTCCACGGTGTCCGAGTCCACGAGCAGGATCTTGTCGATCCGCCCGGAGATCTCCGACCCCGGTCCGTCGCCCATCATCCAGGCGTACATGGCGATCTGGATCGCCCAACGCTCGGACAGGATCTCGAGCGGCTCGATCGCCCTCGCGTGCGGTCCCTCGTCGACCCAGATGGACCGACCTTCCTCCATCCGCTGGACGTAGCGGTAGGAGTATCCCGGTTCCGGCGTCGCCCTGTTCATCGCGAACGCGCCGCTGGTCTTCCAGTCCGTCACGATGCGTCGCCCGCCGTGGAACAGCTCGAGGTCGAGCTTGCCCCAGATCGGGACGCCGTTGACCATGTGGACCTTGTCTGCCGGAGTCACCTCGATGTTGGTGATCTGCTGCAGGAGCGTCCGCATCGCCGGCGATTCCTTGTAGGCGTGGTACGCCCGCAACCCCTCCCACAAGACGAGCTGCTCGTACTTGTCGAGCGAACCCTTCCGCCCGAGCATGCGGGCTTCGATCCCGTCCTCGAGCATCGTGGGCGAGAGGTCGTGCCTCCCGACGGTCGACGCCAGGTGGTACTTGATGTGGGTGTCGAACACGTTGCCGACCGCCATCTGCGGGGTCTGCGCGGGTCGCGGTGGCTTGATCTCCGGCGGAGCCAAGTACCGCATCCAGAACCCCACTGGGTTCTCTCGCCAGAGCATGAAGCTCGTCGGCGAGATGTAACTGGGTTTCCCGTCCGCCTGTTTCGGAGGACCGTGCGATGGAGTGCTGCTTGTCATGTGTTGCCTTCCTGTTGTTCGTGCTGCTGTGCGCTAGCCGCGCAGGTCGAGCGCGGGCAGCAGAACCCGGATCTCGGCGGCGACGTCGACCGTCCCGAAGCCTCCGGCCGACAGCTCGAACAGTCGCCTTCGGATGGCTCCCATTCGTTCGTTGGCGTGCCAGCTGGCCTTGGCGTCGCACCGGCTCAGGTGCGGATCGTACAGGATCCCGAGGACCTGGCAGACGTTCGTGAGCGACCACTTGCCGAAGTGGAGCACGCCGTCCTTCTGCATGTTGTACGCGGTCGTCGCGGTGTCCTGGTAGTGGTAGTCGAACATCATGCCCCACGGGATGTCGATGCCCGCGTACGTCAGCTGCTTGAGGAACGGGACGTCGAACGGTCCCACGTTGTGGCCGACGAGGTGGAACTGCGGCGAGCCGATCGATTTCCACCAGGCGAGCAAGCGTTCCGCGGCCTCCTTGATCGGCACGCCCTCCGAGGGGTTCAGGCCGTTGGCCTGCAACGCTCTCGGGTGGATGCCCATCGGCATGTCGAAGCGGTTCTTGCGATCGGTGCCGATCACCCGCTGCGAGAAGCACGGACCCGTGGGATGCCACAGGTCGATCCCCAGAATGGGGTTGAGCTCCGGATCCAACCCTCCGGTTTCGGTATCCAACGCGATGTCCATGACGCGAACCTCCTGAACGTGAACCTCTCTTCCAGCCATCCCGATGCCCTCCTCGGCGAGGAGAGACCAAGTCGTCGGGTTGTTGGGACACAACGGCGCGTGCTCTTCAACACGCTCACGGCTCAGATGACTTGTGTGGTACTCCAACCCACCGCAGCAGTCCAGCCTTCTCATGGCTTGAACTCCTTCACGGTGTATTTCCACCAGTTGGGCTTCTCGAATAGGAGTGGGTAGTCATGCATCGTCTCGAGGATCCAGATCCCGACGCCATGCGTCTGGAAGTCGATGAACACCCGGTACTGGTCTGGCGTCAACTTGCCGGTCTTCGGTCGCTTCGTCTCGATGAAGCGCTGGCCGAACTCCGCGTGCGATGCGAAGACGTCCGGCCAACCGGTCATCGAGTCATGCATGACGGTGATCTTCCTCACCATCCAACCTCGAGCCATCATGAAGTCGCGGAGCTCGCGGTAATGATCCTTCTCGAGCATCACACCATCTTTACCAGAACCGGCGAGCTTCTGCGGTTGGACCTTGCGAGATCCTTTCCTACCCCAGGGGTTCATCTATCCCTCCACCGGTCCGATGCGGTAGGCTACGTTGCCGAAGTACTCCACGATGAAGTGCTTCCCTTCCTTGACGCCATCCACGATGTCAGCCTGATGCTTCAGCACCCAGTTCGAGGAGACGGTCGCCACGCCATCCATTCCGAAGTCGGCAGCCGCGTCCTTGACCTGTCGCTGGTAGTCGTCCCGCATAACCTTCGTCTCAGCGGGATGCCGCGAACGCCAGCTCTCGTTGGAGGCGTTCTTGCACTTCATGCAATAGGACGTCTCGTAGTACTTGTTCCGCCGTCCATCCCAGTGCATCACCGTCTTGAACAACGTACGACCGTGATGCTTGCAGACCTTGTACTTGCTCGGGACCGCGGGCTTCGGTTGAGGCTTTCCCTCCCGCAGCATCTGCTTCTCGTGGCCGTTCCTCGGCGCGCGAGTCCATCCAGCCTTCTCCCAGTCCTTGAGCTCAGGTTCTGGTCGTACTACCCTGGTAGAGACTACAGTTCGCATTTCTTCTCCCCGCACTTCGGGCACGTCATGTCTCGTATGGTGGCCGCAACCTGGTCACCCTCGGCGAGGTTAGCTGCGGTATCCTTCTGCAGCTTCCTCAGCTCATCGACGAGCGTCTTGGTTCTTGTCTGGTCGATGCGGAACATGATCATCACGAAGATCCACGCGAAGAAGGTCACGATCCCTTGCCACACGAAGTGCGCTTCCCAGTATGCCCAACCAGTAAGGCACAGCATGGTTGATAGCAACGCGCCGTTGATGCAGCCTCTCATGCCGCTGGTCCCCACACGTCCTTCTCGAGGTCATACGGTTCCTCCAGCAAGATGTACGCTGCGCCGCTCTCGGTGCGCATCACCATCTGTGGGGAGTAGATCATGACGAGTCCCTGCTTCTCCGCGGCCGAGATGGTCCGACGATCGTGGATCTCCACCAGGGAGACCATGCTCTTCGGGTCATCCAAGTCCCGCAGGAGTGCAAGCATCCTAGCTCTGGTCGACATGACACAACCGATCTCCGCGCCTCTCGAGGCGGGCATGACGCTTCTCCATCGCAACCAACGAGAGGTTGCCGATGTGAATCTGACCCTCACCGGTGTAACGACCGGTCGGGTGTCTCGCGGGCAGTTTGCCCTTGACCGTACGCTGGTTCCAGTACTGATGGCGTTCCAGCGGCAGCCAGTTGAAGAACGCCTCGTAGAACTTGGAGATCTGGACGACCTCACCCTCGACCTGCGTACAGACGTCCTCGAGGAACTCGGTCAGCTCGTCCCGGTTCGCCCTCGCCTGATCTTCCTTGAGTCCGGTCTCGACGACCGGGATCCGCAACCGTTCGTTGGTGGGCGGGATCTCGAGCTTCAAGATCGTGTGGAGGAAGTGCGGCGCCTCTTCGACCAGTCGCTCCATGAGCGTGTGCTTCGGGATCTCCTCCTCCGGAGGATCCACGTAGATCATCACGATGCGCGTGTCGCCGACTTCCACCGGACAGTAGTCCGGCGAGTTAGCGCACTGGATGAAGTGGAGAGTGTTGTTCACGTCGTAGATCGTCTTGCCCTTGAAGTGGATGGCGATGGTCTCACCGGTCACGAGGTCCTTGATCCGGTTGTACGCTTCCTTGTTCTTCTTGAGCGAGACCTCCTCGATGATCGCGAGTACACGCCCCACGAGTTCTCCATTGAAAGCATCCCGAGACCGAAGTGCCTGGTCCGCCTTGGCAACACCCTTCATGGGGTCCGCAAACAACCGCCGCAAGGCCTCGTGAAAGGTCGACTTGCCAGACTTCTGCGGCCCTACGAAGAAGAGATAGGGCAGCGGCCTGGTCGGCTCTTGGAACAGTGCAGCGGTCCAGCACTTCCCATAGTCCGCCCCGCTTGCGATACCGTATCGCTTGCACCACGGATTCTCCAGGACCGCCGGGGTCAACGTGGAGAACACATGCCCCAACAACATGTCCCACGTTGGGTGCGGTCCCTCCTTCGGGCTGAAACCAAGTTGTGCCGCTCCACGATTCCATCGCCGTCCTCCTGGATACTCGTCCTTGAACGGGATGCTCACCATCACCCACGGATTGGTGATGCTCAGACCGAGCAGCTTATCGATGTCCGTGAACCCCTGCGACTTGAGCACGGTGTTCACGTTGACTCGCGGTTCCCACATCCAGCCTTCATGCGAGTTGATGAACCAACCAGCGTCCTCCGAGGCCGAGACCACATGTCGGACCACCTGATCGGGAGGCTCCGGTTCCTCTCGCGCTCCCTCGATCGTCACTACTCGCTGCCAGAACGCACCCTTCGGTCGGGAACTCTGGAGCCAACCGGTTTCGTGGTTGTCGGTCTCCTCTCGCACCACGCGCAGCAGTACCTTGCCCGGCTGTCCCTTGACCCCGGAGATCGAGGTCTGACGCATGTGGAACAGCTGCGTGAGTTCGAACTTCGGTCCACCGAGGTCCTTCAGGCACTGCATTGCCTTGAGGGCGGATTTGAACACGAATGCACCCTTCTCATCCTCCACACCATCGTGAGCCGCGGCGGCTGCCGCCAACTCCGCTGGGTGGTTGAACAAGCAGCGCGTCCAACCGTTGGCATCCTTCTGCCAGGCGGAATGCTCTCTCGCGTTCTGGGAGAACCGTCGCACCACCCACGCTCCACCTCTGATGGGGAACATGTAGCAGTTCTTGTCGGAACTACCACCCTTTCCCTCGGAGATCGTGTAGAAGATACCCTTCAACTTCAGCGTCTCGTGCGCCTTCTTGAGCGCGATCGTGTGGGTGACCAACATGTTGCGATCTGAGTCCCACGAGGTGAAGCAGTTCTGGGTCCGCAGGAAGTCGATCACCCGTAGGTGGTCCTGGTCAAGGACCGTGTACTTCACCCGCGACACAATCTCCTCGAAGTTCGCCTCGTTGTCCCCGGTCTCCGATGGAGGCTTGACCTTGTGATGCTTACCCTCGACGACTTCTGCGTGGTCCTTCCAGTTCTCCGGGACCTTCGTCAGCGCGGTTCCCGCCTTCACCAGCGAGAACCCCTGTGGCTTCGTCTCACGATGCCAGACCCACAGGTTCCCGCCGAGCTTGTCGACCTGCGAGGCGAGGTTGTGTCCGACCACGCCGCTCAACTCCGAGAGGATCGCTCTGGCCAAGGCCGCGTGCACGTTGTGGTTCTCGGTCGGAACCGGTGGATCGAGGAAGACGTACAGGTGCAGACCAAGTCCTCCCTTGCTCCGACGCACCGTAACCCACTCAACCGTGGATACGCGGTCCTTGATGGTGTCGAGTTCGGTGGCCGTCAACCCCTGCACGTGGCCGATCACCGCGTCGAAGTCGAAGCCCACCCACCGCGAGCACCTGGCCTTCCAATCCCAACCCGTCATCCCGACAGCCTCGATGTGTTTCGTGCTCCACTTCAACGGGCGATCGATGTACTCAGGAGTCGCGTTCGCCTTCCACGGGATTCGGAAAGACTTCCAGGTCTCACCGTCGGCTCTCCAACCGGTCCAGTGATGACCTTGCCAATCTCCTTCCACTCGCTCCCCACCGTCCTGCGCAACGTTCACCTGACATTCCATGTCAGCGTTGTACAAGTGCGCAAGCTCAGGGTTCGCGTTCGTCGAGAGGAACTGGTGGATCACGTCGGTACGGAGCATACTTTCCTTTACTTTCCTTTAGTTTCCTTTAGGTTCCTTTTCTTGAGGAAGAGGAAAAGATTGACTCTTCCTTCTCTCTCTATCCATCACACTTCTACTCACCACCTTTGGGAAATAAAGGACATAGAAGACTACCACTTCTCTTCTTCATTACTTCACTACTCTACCCGGGGAAGAACGAGGAACATAGAGGATAGTTTCCTTATTTTTCCTTTTTATTCCTTTCCATTCCTCGGACTTCCTCTGGTAGAATGTACCCATGATGGAGTTTGCGCGTGAGTATCCGAGGCTGGTGCGCGACACATGGGAGCACGGTGCGCATCGCACAGCTCGCGGTCGACCGCATCGAGCACTCTTCAACGTGGTGATCGATACCCTCGCGGTTGAGAACACCCTGATCGGCAACGGCTTCTCGAAGAAGTTCGCCATCGCAGAGCTCATGGCCTATACGGCTGGTTGGGACGACGTCGCCTGGTTGGCGCGGTTCAACAAGAACATCGCGCAGTTCAGTGACGACGGCGTGTCCTTCTACGGAGCGTACGGTGCCCGAATTTCGGAGTTGATCCAACCTCTCCTCACGCTCCTCACCGAGGATCCTGAGACTCGTCAAGCGGTGTGTCAGATCTACGATCCCACCGACCTCATGGCGGAGACGAAGGACAAGCCATGCAACACGATGTTCCAACTCCAGACGATCGGTCACGTTCTCGACATGACGATCTACCAGAGGTCGTGCGATCTGGTGTGGGGACTTCCGTACGATCACTTCAGCTTCTCTACGCTCCTGATCCTGTTCGCGCATCAGCTGGGTTTGCAACCTGGGCGCGTGATCAGGATGATCGGGAACGCGCATGTCTACGAGCCCGAAGCTGGTTTCGCTAACCACGCTCGCCTGAACAAGGCGATGGAGAAGCAGCAGACTGAACTGTGGTTGCCGAAGCCCAACTCGCTGCTCGCATTCCGCGAGACCGCGATGATCGCTCGGTATTACATCGAGGCCGCGGACAAGAAGGACTACAAGGCCTTGACCCCAGAAGAGTTCACACCCGAGGCGCAGCAACTCGTCGAGCAACTCGGGTATCCCATCATCATGGACGAGAGCCACAAGGTGAAGAAGCCATGAGACTGATCCTCGAAGGTATCGATGGCGTCGGCAAGTCGACCATCCTCGAGCACATCGAGCGCACGCACCGCGTGAAGTCCCTTCACCTCGTGAAGCCGCCGAAGGGCGTGACTCCGCACAAATGGTCGGATTACTTCCGCCAGTCGTACGACACCGCGGAACTCCTCTCCCGCTCACACATCTCCGAGCGGGTGTACGGAACCCTGATCCGCAACAAGTCGCTGATCGACGACTGGCAGAACTGGCTCCTCAACCTTCAGCTCGAGGTCCGCGGCTTCCACATCGCGTACATCGTCCGCGATCTCGCGTTGGTCGAGGAGCAGATCAAGGCTCGAGGAACCTCCGCGAGCGACTACGACCTGTGGGTCATCAACAACTGGTTCGCGATGGGTCAGGCGTATCTGAAGTACCTGCCTCCGCATCTCACGACGCAGGTCCACAACGCCGGCCAACTCAGTCAGGCGGTGGATGCCGCCGCGATCGTGGGAACCAGTCCGCTCTTCACCAGCAGCACCGAGCTGCGTGGGATCGGTTCGCTCACCCCGAAGGTCATCGTCGTCGGCGACGAGTTCACGCTCCGCCGCAGGGATTTCGTTCACGCGAAGCCCTTCGACTTCGGGGAAGCGTCGAAGCTCCTGTTCGAGGCGCTGCAACAGCTCCGCCACATCTACATCACCAACAGCTTCTACGCTGACCTCGGCGAGATCCGCTCGCAGTTCCAACTCGGCGACGAGTTGCGTCGGTTCGCTGGCGCGAAGATCATCGCCTTGGGAGTGGAGGCCGCGAAGCGACTCAAGCGGGTCGGGTTCGAGGCCAATCAGATCGTCCCGCATCCGCAGTACTGGCGGCGCTTCAAGTACGCCGACCGCGGATCCTACGTCAACGACCTGCGTCACGTCGCGGAGAACTTTCATGGATAAGAGCGCGCTCATCGCGATCCTTGGCCAGTTCGGTGAGGCGGAGGCAATCGCTGAGGTGATCCACGATTGCCTCCCACTCCGTGATCCGCTGCCGTTCAAGCGGCGCACCGAGCGGAAGACCGTCACGGTTTCCCTCGGCACCGATGGCAACATGGCCGTCGACGTCGAGGTCGGGTTCTACGAGGACGGAAGTCCGGGCGAGGTCTTCCTCAAGTCCGGCAAGGAGGGCACGGCGATCCGCGACCTGTTCGACGGGATCGCGATCATGCTCTCCGTCTCAATGCAACATGGCGTTCCGATCTCTGCGTTCCCAGTCCGCGGCCGGGGCAACGAGCTCACGGGCGAGGGGAACGAACTCTTGGACAGCATCTTCGAAGCCGTGGAGGAACTGTGCACCACTCCGAAGCCGACTACTTCACAGACCGCGTCCGTGAGTTCATGCTCAAGCACGGAGCACCCATCGGCGTCGGACCCACCCTCGCAGCGCTGACTCTTCGCAAGAGTCTCGTCTACGAAGAGGCCAGCGAGATCCTCCTCGCGGTCCACGACAAGAACGAAGAGGACTTCATCGACGGACTCGGCGACTTCATCTACGTCGCCGCTGGAACGTGGGTCTCGGTGGCCACGAAGAAAACCCCGATGCGGCACAACCTGAACCCGATCAAGGGTGTCCACAACCTGTGGGATCCTCGGTTCGTCGACGCGGTCCATCACCGGATCGACAAGACGCTCGAGAGTCTCATCAAGCATCGCTACTCCGAGGTGATCTACCACGCCGTCGCACTGCCCCACGAACTGGGGTACGACGTCAAGGGGATCTTCGACGAGATCCACTCGAGCAACATGACCAAGACGCCCACCAAGGGCGATATCAGGGTGCGTGTCAAGGGTCCCGACTTCCGGCTCCCCGACCTCACCCGCTTCTTGAGAGGGAAGTGACATGGACGATCTGCTCCAGCAGATGAAGATGGCGATGGAGTCGCAGATGAACTGCGAGGTCGAGGTGACCGGCGAGAACGAGCTCTCCGTCTCCATCGAGGCCGAGGGCGAGACCAAGACGTACACCGTCACGGTTCGCCAGGACTAGTCGTGAACCTCTGGGAATACCTGAACGGCTGCGGCTTCTGGCAGTGGATGGGGAACTGCTTCCTCGCTCTCTGCCTGGCTGCCGGTCTCTCAGGTCTGATCCGGATCACGGTCAAGAAGTGAGGGACAAGCTTCTCCGCCTGCACATGGACTTCGCGGTTCGCGTTGCTGAGCTGTCGCATTGCGTGCGGCAACAGAACGCGTGCGTGTTGACGTCCCTCGACGGAGAGCGAGTCCTCGCGTTCGGGTACAACGGGACCTGGAGGGGTGGACCCAACCAGTGCACAGGTCCCAATGAACCCGGGAAGTGCGAGTGCATCCATGCTGAGGTGAATGCCCTCATCAAGAGTCGGGCGTTCGAACCCTTCGTTGCTTTCGTCACGACGAGCCCCTGTCCGAACTGCGCCAAGTGCCTGGTGAACTCTGGGTGCAAGATGGTGGTTTGCGGTCAAGCGTACCGCGTAACGGATGGCGTCGTGCTGCTTCAGGACGCGGGAGTGGAGGTTTCCTTTGTCTAAGGAAACTCGAGGAAAACTTCCTTTTTATTCCTCGACATTCCTTCTCACTCCTCGGCGTTCCTCTGGTAGTATGGGTAGTGTGAAGATTGGACTTCGGGTGGTGTCTGCCGGCACGGTGTCGGCGGGAGAAACCCGAGCATCTGTACAGGAGTCAGAGTCATGACCATGAGAGTCGCAGTCCTCGCCCTCGCGGCGATCGTCCCGCCGAAGGTCGCGCTTCGGACCGTGGACAAGGAGGATTCGAAGGGAGTCTACAAGGGACTCGTCGAGTCGATCAAGGAGTCCGGCGTCATCAACGCGATCGCGGTCAAGGAGGCCAAGATCAAGGACGAGCAGACCGGCGTCGAGCGCGACATGTACCAGATCATCGACGGTCTGCAGCGCTACTGCGCGAGCGTCGACGCGGGTCTGACGGAGATCCCGGTCCAGATCCTCGACGCCGACGAGGCCGAGGCGCTGGAGCTGCAGATCGAGGGCAACGTCCACAAGATCGAGACGAAGCCGATCCAGTACTCGAAGCAGCTGCTCAAGATCCTCGCCGCGCACCCCGAGCGCACCGTGAAGATCCAGGCCGCGCGTCTCGCGAAGAGCGAGGGCTGGCTGAAGGACAAGCTGCGCCTGCAGAAGCTCGTGCCCGAGGCGCAGACGCTCGTCGACGACGGCAAGATCCCGCTGAGCTCGGCGTACATCCTCGCCAAGCTCGACGACGACGAGCAGGACGAGTGGCTGGAGAAGGCGCAGACGCTGCCGCCCGACCAGTTCATGCCGCAGGTCGCGAACCGCATCAACGAGCTGAAGAAGCTCCACAAGGACGACCCGAAGCCGGAGCGCAAGCCGACGCCGCTGATCCGCAAGAAGGGCGAGATCCTCGAGATGTTCGGCAACCTGCCGGCGGAGCCCAAGGACGACAAGCAGTCCGGCTTCAAGTCGGCGCTCGAGTGGGTCGTCCAGATGGACGAGTCCTCGATCGCCGCGTGGCACGCCAAGGAGGCGGAGGAGCTGGCCAAGCGCGAAGCGCGCAAGGCCGAGAAGGCGAAGGAGAAGGCGAACAAGAAGTCCGAACTCCCGAGCATCGACGACCTCCTCAAGTAGCCGAAGGCCTCGCGGCCGACGACTACGCGCGTCCTGCCCTTGACGAAATGAGGGTAGCCGCTGGATCTGCAAGGGTCCAGCGGCTCGCGTAGTTGGGAGGAGTCCTCCCACCGACCGGCGCGGACTCGCCGAGACGAAAGGTGATGGACATGACGGATCCGAAGCCCGCCAGCGACATCGTGGTCGTGGGCAGCCAGCTCGACGCCGACAAGGCGATGGCGCTGGTCAACGAGATGAGCGAGGGCAACTACGTTCCTCGCATCGACCTGCTGCAAGCCGGGAGCGGCGCTCGCCGTTCGGGCGTGGGGAACGACGGCGAGTTCGTGCACAACGGCAGCACGAACCTCGGCAAGACGTTCACCGGCATCTTCGCGGACTGGCGTCCGCACGCGATCATGTTCGACGAGGACGGCAACGTGATCGCGGAGTCCTTCGACCCCGCGAGCGAGACGTTCAAGTCGATCAAGGCGAAGGAGGCGGGTCCGAAGGTGAAGGGCGAGCGACCGGGATCCGGCGCCGACTTCCTCGTGTGGATCCCCGAGCACGGCGTGTTCGGCATCCTCCCGCTGCTCAAGACCGCGCGCCGCCACATCAAGCCGGCGTACACGTTGCTCCTGCAGAAGAAGGCCGCGGTCATCACCAGCCAGCTGGTCGAGGCTCGTGGTTACGCGTGGATGTCGCCGAACATCAGCGCGTTCCAGGGCACGATCGACCCGACGAAGGGACCGCTGCCGGAGCTCACGGAGAAGGCGACCCGTCTCTTCCGTGCCGGCGGTCAGGTCGCCGAAGCCGAGGCGGCGCCCGCCGACTCGACCGCGCGTCCGCGCTAGACGGATCGAGAGATCTGCGTTCACGAAGGTCTTGGCCTCAACCTAGACTGGACACGCTAGCCGGACAACAGCCGGCGGATCGCAAGGTCCGCCGGCTCGCGTAGTTGGAGGGTCACGTATGCCGGCAGTCAAGCTCAAGGCGGGCGGATATCTAATCCCCGTAGAGCTGACAGAAGTAGGCGAGAACTGGGAGCTGGAGTTCCGTTACAACCGCGCGCTTCTGGACGAGATCAAGTCCATGGAGGGCGCTAGATGGAACCCCAACCGTCGTGTATGGACGGTCAAGCGCTCCGCGCGCAATAAGTTCTCCCTGGCGTTCCTGCTCGGGAAGCCAGTGTTCGCTCCGTACGACGCGCCTCTCGTCTACGTGAAGCCGAACCGCCCCGAACCCTGCGGGCACAAGATGCACCCCAACGGTCCGTGCCCGGAGTGCGGTTGTGCTTTCTGCTTGGGTAAGCACCAGATGGTGATGCTGAGTCACGTCATGACTCGCAAGCGGTGCATCCTCGCAGGCAAGCCGGGAACCGGCAAGACGCTGGTCGCGATGGAGTTCATGGAGTTGACAAACGAGCGCCACGATCTACCGTGGTACATCGCTCCCGACTCTGGTCTTCAAGCCGTGATCGCGGACTTCCGCAAGCATCGCCTTGGTGTCCAACCGAGATTGATGACGTACGACGGGTTGAAGAAGGAGCTGGCGACATGGAAGCCAGGAGTTCCTCCTCCCCGTCGAGTGATCATGGATGAGTCCTCTCGCGTCAAGGGTCACAAGACCCAACGATCCGAGGCCGCGCTCTACCTCTCCCAGAACATGGAGAACTACTGGAAGGGCGACGAGTACTTGATCGAGATGTCCGGAACCCCGGATCCCAACGAGCCGGTGGATTGGTGGATGCAGTGTGAGATCGCGCGTCCCGGTTACCTCAAGGAACCGAGCTGGTATGCGGAGCGCAAGCGCTTGGCGATCACCGTCGAGCGGCAAGGGATGAACGGCAACTATCCTCACCACGTCCAGTGGAAGGACGGTGGTGAGTGTGTCACCTGCAAGGAGAAGCGATCCGTCGCTGAGGCGCAACTTGAGGGCATCCGTCAGGAACTCGAGAGCATGCACAAGCTGGCGCTCGAAGCTGGCGTGCAGATGTCGGATGAGAAGAAGAAGGAAGTAGAAGACCTGATCAACGTCAACAAGCGTGGTCAGATGGAACAGATGCTGATGAAGGAGTTCGACTCCGAGAACTGTGAGTACTGCAAGGGTACGAACCACGTTCCGGATGAGGTCGGTCTCCTCTCGAAGCGACTTGACGGGTTGGTGCTGAAGGTCGAGAAGCCTGATCTCCCCGCGAAGATATACCGCCGCATCCAATGCGAGGTCCCACCCGATCTGCTCCGCGCCGCTGAGATGATCGCGATGACTAGCGAGAACGCGCTCGACGCGCTCAACCGGTTGCGCCAGCTGAGCGACGGGTTCCTGTATGACAAGGAGACCCATGAGCCGAAGTACGCCGGCGGTGCGAAGGAGAAGATCCTCCGCAACCTCCTTGACGAATATTCTGACCAGGGCCGTGTCATCATCTACGCGGCGTACACCGCTTCTATCAACCGGATCAAGGCCGTCTGCGAAGAAGAAGGATGGTTGGTCTGGAAGTATGATGGTAAATCTCTCGAGACCTGGGACGGTCGAGATTTCCAGAGCGCCTATAAGGCTTTCCAAGACAGAAAGGGTTTCCCTCCAAAGATTGCTTACGTCGCTCACCCGAAGAAGGGAGCGATGGCTCTCACACTCACAGCTGCCGTCTGCGCTATCTTCTTTTCCAATGACTTTGAGGGTGAGAGTCGGGAACAGGGTGAAGATCGTATTCACCGTATCGGAATGGACCTCGAGCTAGGCGCGACGATCATCGACATCCTGAACCTGGGCACTGACCTCCTCGTTCTCGAGCGACTGCTCACAAAGCGAGCGATGTCTGGTCTCACGATCGCGCACGTCACCAGCGCGCTGAAGCAGGCGGCATGATGGTCGCGAAGCCTGAGCCGATCTTCCACGATGATGGCAAGACGCCGTGGATGGCATTGGGTTGCCCGATGAACGGGTGCAAGCACAAGTTCAAGGTCACGTGGATGTACGAGAGCAAGCTCATCTCCTTTCGTAGGATGAACTACTACCTGATGCTGATGATCAAGAAGCACATGATGGCGGAGCACAAGAGTCCTCCTCCCCAGATCATCATCGATGACCCGGAGGCACCGTGATCACCTTCCTCCCCAGTCGGACCTTTACGGTCTGCGCGAAAGCGTTGGACGACAAGCGACTCCTCTCGCAGGTCGGTGAGGCGCGCATGATCCTTGAGGCCATTCTCGAGGGGAAGCAGATCGGTCAACCGGCATTCGACATGTGGCGTCCGTATCCCGGTCACCTTGCGATCTACGGCAAGATCATGAGTGACGAACGCCATGTTCGCTGGGGAACGCGGACCGAGGCATTCTTCGTACCTCACATCCCTCAGTGGTTCTACGGGTTGGGTCACGCAGGTGAGAGCGAGATCCACATCGACCAGAAGGACTGGAACCGGTGGGACCCGATGAAGGTCAAGGATCCGCCGTGGCTCGGAGACAAGCGGTTGCACATCTCCCACATCCGTCGACTCTTCGACAAGGACCCTACGTTCTACGCGAAGTGGCATGACATCGTCAACCATCCCGCCACGTACTGTTGCATCGGTTGCAACTACTGGTGGCCGACGCATGTGGGTGTCGTGTGACGATCCGCGTCAAGATCTACGTCGACGGCAAGCTCAAGAAGGTCTTCACCGAGGACATCGGTGAGGATGAGCACATCGGCCTTCAGAACACCCTGTTGCTTCCGGTTTGCGGTCGTGAGATCGCGGAGTCACGAAACAACACGTGGTCCCGGGACGTACGCTGGGAGATTGAGGTGATCCGGTGAACACCGTCCAGTTCTTTCGCGTCTGTGAGTACTACCAGACTAAGCTTCGTAGCTATGGCGCGAAGCCGATGGAACCGTTAGTCAACCCACAGGCAGTTGACTTCCAGACCCTCAAGACGTTGTCACTCTGCCACGCGCTCTACATGGTGGAGAAGATGACTGCGATCTACCCGACCGATCGGGAGAAGGCAATGCGCTGGCTAGGCTTCGTGCAAGGTGTCTTCTACATGACCGGTTACATGACCATCGAGCAGTTGAAGGAGGACAACCGATCCTGCACTCATCCCGGTTACCATACCGGTGAGCTTTGCTCATTGTGCCAGGAGACGGTAACCCGATGAGAAGAAGCGGCCGGACGACCCGGATGATGGAGCAAGCGGAGAAGGAAGCACAGGCCGGCAAGGCGGTCTACGTGATCTTCGCTAACGCGGCACTGGCGGCGATGTACAAGACGCCGGAGCGTGAGGCGATGGGCATCAAGTTCGAGACGCCGTCCTCTTTGCCGAACTTCAATTGGCGACGGTGGACCAACCCAGGCGCCAATGAGAACTGCGTGTTCCTGGCAGATCACTTCACGATCGAGAACCACTGGTCCACCGTCTTGGAGATGGCACACCGCTGGGATGCAACGACCACCTTCGACATCGATGACTTCGTCCGAAAGGAAGGCGGAGACTTCAGTTTCGAGGGACACGTGGTCTCGGTAGTCCGCAAGAAGCGAAGCGGTGAGATCCGCTACGTGGTCGAAGATGACCGTGGTCTCCTGTTCATCTTCCGCGGTGAACAACTCACGTACGCTGGTCATGGGACCGTGAGGAGTTCAGAAGCGTGAGGTTCCTCGACTCTGAGACCGCTGGGTTTGTCGGACCCGCCGTTATCTGGCAGCACGCGATCGACAACGATCCGATCCAGATCCACCACGTGTGGCGGCGACCGGTCCGTGAAACCCTGCAGCTCTTGGAGAACTTCACCGGCGAGTCGATCTGCGGGTTCAACCTGACGTTCGACTGGTTCATGGCGAACAAGGACTACAACGTCTTCCGTCATTTCCAGAACCTGAGCGATCCTCCTACGATCGCGGAGTGGAGAGCCAATGAGCTCAAGGGATCCCGTGAAGCGCTCTGCCTCAAGCCCGCTTCTGCTCTTGACCTCTACCTGTATGCTCTGCGCGGGCCGATGCAAGTGCTTATGGACCGCGATCCAATCGTTATCAGACGGGTGCCGAAACTACTCGCCACTCTTCTCTGTGAAGAACTGGCCAGACTCGTCCACTTCGACAAGATCCACTTCAAGTTCGGCAAGGACTGGTACGTCGATCCGGAGTCCAAGGATCCCGACTTCCCTGACATCGTGCTGGCCTTCGGAGCCACCGCCGCTCTGAAGCCGATCATCCAGCACGTCTTCGGGATCGAGACCATCGACTTCCCGCTTCCCGACGGACTCAAGACAACTGATGACAAGAAGACGCAGTACTTCCCCTGGAGCGTCAAGCGCCAGTGGCCGGAGAAGCTTCCTGGTCTGATCGACTATTGGTACACCAACAAGAAGGCGATCGAGTATGCCACAGAAGACGTCGAACACCTCCGGCGACTTTGGTATCACTGGGGACGACCCGAACCGGGAGACGATGACTCGATCCTTGCGTGCGCTGTTGCGGCAACAAGATGGAAGGGATTCAATCTCGATCGAGACCGAGCCCTCGCCTTGTACAAGTCCCAACTGGACCTCGCCCGCTCAAGTGTCCGCTCTCCTACGGCAGTTCGATCCGGACTTCTGCCGCTGCTGTCAGACGTCGAAAGGCTTGTCGTCCAAGACACGCGCGCTGAGACTCTTGAACAGCTGGTTCACTGGAATGTCGATGGATCCCATACGGGAGGCTTGGACGACGGTACTGCGATCGTCGGAGATCATCCTGCTGCGAAATATGCTGCAGGAGTCATTGGTGCCCGGACTGCCGAGAAGCGTGCTAACCTCGCCGGTAAGCTCTGGCGAGTTGGAAGCTTTCATCCGGATTTCAAGATCCTTGGGGCGAAGTCCGCTCGAATGTCTGGAGCTGGTGGTCTCAATGCACATGGCATTGATAACTGGGGACCCATGCGCTCCGTGTTTCCTTTCGCATTCCCCGGCGAAGGGTTTTCTGGAGGAGACTTCGACTCCTTCGAGCCCAACATAGGTTGTGCCGTCTACGGTGACAGCAACCTTGAGCGAGACCTCAAGTCCGGTAGGAAGATCCACGGTCTCTTCGGTGAGATGGCGTACGAGCTGGACTACTCGATCGTTGTGGCCAACAAGGCCGCTGGCTCGCTCTACGACCGTGCGAAGAAGGGTTACCTCGCGTGGTCCTATGGCGGGCAGGCGAAGAAGATCGCTACCGTGCTCGACAAGCAGGAGAAGGAGATCACTGCCTTCTTCATGAGAATGGGGCAACGCTATCCCCAGATGCTAGCGTACCGAGAGAGACGCGCGATGGAGTTCTGCTCCATGCGGCAACCGCATGGGATCGGTACCCGCGTAGTCTGGCATGATCCGGCGGAGTTCGTCAACTCCCTGCTGGGTGACAAACGGTACTTCACGCTTGAGAACCAGACCTGCAAGGCGCTGTTCAATCTGGCGCAGGAGATGCCGCGGGAGTTCATGGATCTCGGGAGGTTCCAGGTCAAGCGTCGCGATCGTACGCAGACCGCGACCGGAGCCTGTCAGTCAGCGCTTTACGCAGCGGCGTTCGGGATCCAAGGCTCGAACATGCGAGCCGCGCTGAACCACGAGATCCAGTCCACCGGTGCGCGCATCACTAAGGCGACGCAACGCCGAGTCTGGGACCTACAGCCGTGTGGGATCCACGCGTGGCGTGTGCGTATCATGCAGGTCCACGACGAACTCCTCGTAGTCCATGACAACATCGCTGACGCTGTGTACATCACTGTGATGGGCAGCATCGAGCATTTCAAGACCGTGGTCCCACTCCTGGCCATCACCTGGCGCAAGGAACTTCCAGACTGGAGCTACATGAAATGAAACCCCTAATCGAAGTCAAGTCCGTCAACGCAGATGGCGTGTTCACGAGGATCACCCTCGACTTCGACTCCATCTTCGGGATGTCACCTCACCAGTCGAAGATCCGGTTGGAGGCAGGACCGCAGGTGGTCAACGGGACGATCCTGATGTTCAAGAACGGGAAGGAGATGTTCGTCACCGACGACTACGACAAGTTGACGGATCAGTGGATCAAGCTCACCCACCCGTGTGTCAATGTTCCCGAGGGCAGCGACGCGCCACATCACGTCTGCGGTCACGGTTACGCGGCACGGACCTGCGGGTTGTGCGAGCGTGATGGGATGCTCGGCAAATGAACCGCTGGGCAGTGCTGCTCGAGAAGCAATCCAAGGACGGTGACACCAAGACAAGATGGTGCATCGCCGGGGCTCGCAAGCACGACATCGACTACATCGAAGCTACCTGCCGTATCAGAGGCAAGGAGTTCGGTGTCACCAAGAACGGCGGACCAGTGGCGTTCATCGCCCAGGCCGTCGTGATCTGGGAGACCGCGGAAGACAAGCTCGACGCTGAGACCCGCGTGATCATCGAGAAGTGGGCCAACGGTGACTTTGTCATCGATGCGAGTACAGCATGAACTTCGAACCGATGCTTGCACAACCGCTGGACTACGAGTACGACGAGGAGACTCTCCAGCCGAAGTTCACCGAACAGCAGTTCCAGTGGGACGCTGAGGTCAAGCTCGACGGCGTCCGCATGCTCGTCTACCTGGAGCGGAACTGCAACAACTCCCGTGCTCTGACTAGAGTCAAGGGCAAGCACACCGGGGAGTACGCCAACAAGCTCGGGCATCTCGCATGGGCGAGGACCGACGGGTTGGTGGAGAGCGGGACAACGGTCCTCGACGGTGAGGTCACGTGGGGCAAGAACTCGCGGACCACGATGGAGATCCTCGGTTGCCACGCGAACGAGAGTCTCATCCGTCAAGCGCGAACCGAACCACTGAAGTTCACCGCGTTCGACATCCTCATGGGAGGCGGTCGGGACTATCGCTACAAGACCTACGAGCAGCGTCGCGACATCCTCACAGCGGTGATGTTCAACCTGAACGTCCAGTTTCCTGGCGAGGTCGATTGGGTGATGCCCGGACCCGCGAAGGCGTTATGGGCTCGCGGCGGCGAGGGCATCATGCTCAAGGAGCCGATGCACAACTACCAGACCGGACGACGATCCGAGTCCTGGCTCAAGGTCAAGCGCTTCAAGAAGTACATCGCGGTGGTGACCGGTTACACGGCCGGAAAGCAGGGCAAGACGGGTCAGATGGTAGGACTCATGGGTTCTCTCTGGCTCGGGATGTTGGATCACCGTGGGATCCTGTTGCCGGTCGGATCAGCCGGCACTGGGTTCGGTATGTCAGAACGTTCGCCGTCCGCATGGCCAGTCCGCACTGTGGTGGAAGTGGCTTCATCGGACGTAACCGAGGATGGCAAGCTGTGGCATCCCAGGTTCCTCAAACGACGTCCCGATCTGAGGGTCGAGGACGCACTACTGTCACAGCTGGAGGCCTGAGATGGCGAAGAAGAAACCGGATCTCGCTTCTCTCGAGGTCGAGCTCCGCGATTCGTTTCAGAAGTACAGGCGTCGTCTGGACATGCTCACACGTTTCCGCGCCTTGGGCAAGGTGTCGGAAGAGCAGGTCGGGGAGTTCGTCACTGCGATGAACGATGACGATGAGCTGACCGCCCGCAAGGTCATGAAGATCATCGAGGTGCAGCGTGGCAGCTGACGAGATCATGAAGAAGAACGCCAAGCTGGCGTACCGCTTCTTCGACCTCCCCGCAGAAGTGCGGACGGGGCAGTACATGGAGTTCGCCCGTCTGTGGGACTCCGGTCGCTACCACGAGGCCGAGCTCATGCTCGAGCGTCTGGAGAAAGCCGCTGGTGGTGCATGAACAAGAGCAAGCTCATGGAGCGGTTCCGGGGTTGCTACCCAGTTCTTCAACGGTGCGGGATCACCGTCGAGAAGATCGCCGCCGTCGAAGGAGCGATCAGCAAGCTCGACGGTCCTGCGCTGTCGAAGAAGCACAAGTGGCTGCACCGCGTCGAGGTCGCGTGCAAGCATGAGGCCGAGCACTGGGCTGATCTCACGCCGAAGGCGTGGGGCAACCTCGCGCTGCTGTCTCCCGGTTCGGAGGACATCAGGAAGCTCAAGTCCTACCGGAAGGCGGTGAAGGTCGCGTTCAAGTCGTAGCAGCAGTTCTCAAGTCGTAGTGGGAGCGGAAGCTTCCACGGTGGCCCGGGGTTTGGCGAGTCGCTGTTGACCCTCCAAGTTGCCGGCACTCCCGCCCCGGTGCCACCATACCAGATGCAGCTGATGGATCAGCGCAACCCGGTCGATGTTGTTGTTCACCGTCTTGTAGTTCCCTTCGGAACCAGGACGAGGCGGGATCCGGAGACTCTGGGCGTAGTCATCCTTGCCCGAGTCGTATCCGTCGAACCCGACCATGACGAACGTCTTGATGCCCATCACGCCGGACATCACCTCCAAGGCGACGGGCGCGGTCTCGTACCCCGGCGAAGTGTGAACTCCCCATTCCCAGACCGCCATGTTGGGGAACGCCTGATGGGTCTGCTTCGGCTCGACGCACGCGATTGAGTCCACGCGTCCCTGCGCTAGTTTGATCAGAGGTCCGTCGTCCAGCGCGAAGACGTACTTGCACGGGTACAACAGTCCTGCCTCGTTGATCCCGATCGGGACGACGTGCCAGCGATGACGCTTCCCCTCGACGAGGAAGCGGTCGAGACTCGGTCCCTTGCCGAGCATGAGTCCGACCATCCCCTCGTGGGCGTTCTTGTACTTCATGATGTCGAGCTTCTTGAACTCGCCGGGAGCCATCGGCTTCCACCGGAGATCCTGCGGTCGAGTCCGCAGCATCGTGCGATCAAGGTAGGCCTCGACCATCTTGTTCGGCTTTGTGAGCCAGATCGTTCCGTCTTCGTCACGGCGAAGACCGTCGCAGTTCCGGCAACCGGGGAGATTGACCTGACTCATGTTAGCGCTGCCTTCCACTTGGTCACGACGGCATCGTAGGTCTCCTTGACCTCCATACGCTCGCCGGTGCTCTTGAGCACAAGCCACGCCCAACCATTCTTGTTCTTGCCTACCTGGGCGATATCGGTGGCATCGACTGACATACTGCCGTGCGTCGTACAGTTGAGGATGATCACCTGAGTGTTGCTCACAGATCCTCCGGAGGATCTGGCGGCGTATACCCACCTTGACCCGTGTATGGACATCCACCTAGCGCGATGACGTTCGGGGCATTCGCCAGCCCGTTGAAGCATGCGTAGTTCGGGTTCCACCCACGATACTGAAGGAGATCGGTTCCGACTCCCGCGGTGAACGCTGGCCAGTTGAGGTTCCCATGTGGATCATTGGCAAGGTAGTTCGGATCTCCGTATCCCACCTCAACCTGAAACTTGATCGGGAACCAGATGTCCTGATTGCCTCCGTTGAAGTAATAGTGACCTTGGTACTGGATGATCAGGTTGCCGCCACCGAGACTCAGGTGGAAGCCGTTACCTACTCGTGTGAACCCTTGGTTACCTTGGACGATCGCGTTGATGGTCCCAGGTGGTGTGCGACTCGGAGGACTCGTCCCGTAGTACGCGAGCATGTAGCCGCCGCGGTACAACCCGCGAACGCGCCAGGAGTTGTAGACCGACTCATCACCTATCAGAACCGCCTGCGTGAAGTACGAGGTCAGATCGGCGTTGGCCTCGTTATCCACCCAAAGGTTCGACCACTCGAAGGTTCCCAGCACCGTGGGTCCCGAACCGAGCTCGAGATTGAACGGCGTATCGTCGAAGTACTGGTAGTAGTCCTCCGCGATCAGTCGCTTTCCGGTGAGCGCGTAGACCTCCTCCGGGGTGGGGATGTAGAGCGGCGCATCCTCGCTGGAGTCCAGCAGATGCGTTGGCTCGTCAACGTACCGTTCGATGGTAGGATGGATCGCCACTATTCAGCCACACCGTTGGTGAGGTTCCCGTGCCAGTGCGTCGGGCCTCCCTTGAACTCGTGAGCATGGACGCTGGGCGTAAGGGTGAGATTAGGGAACTCACCCTCACCGTGCCAGATGTAGAGATCGTCATTGAGACGGTACGCCGGGGCAAACCGAACGAACCTCGCCATGATGCAGTCACCGTCTCCCTTAGGGCAAGTGAACACCACCGCCTCGAACCCATCCGCACGCGTCATGTGAGCCGCAGGGTCCTCAGCGAGTACTACTCTCAATTGACCTTCCTCGGCCTGATGAGCGGCAAGTAACCTACCCAAGAGTCCGCAACCTTCGCGACGATCATCCACGTCCCGGCGGAGATCTTCGCGGTAGACTGCAATCGCGGGGTCTTGACTGTGATGTCCTCGTCCCCATTCCCATCGAAGTCCGTCGTCTTGTAGAGTCGCATCGAGATGTTGTTCTTGTCAGCGGCGTCGGACTTCACGACCGCGAACCCGAAGGGGTTGTCGATAGGGAGAACCCATGCGGTGCCGTCGTTGGCTACGTAGACCGGGAGAACCTGACCGTCAAAGACCTTGTTGGTTCCCATCTTCCGACCGATACGGTTTCCAGCAGAGGTCGAGAATGCCGACCCGACTTCCGTCAGCGACATGCTCGCATAGTGGTCCTTGTTTCGATCCGGAGAGACGTAGACGTCGTGGTTCGTCCCGGTCCAGAAGCCGGCGTAGTGTGGCATGAGGTAGGCGTACTTCGACTCGTTCGAGAACGTGGGGTGGTTCGGCTTCTTGAACGTATCCGGCCAGTGACCCGAGTCGGGATCCGCCGTCACGCCAGCGAGGAACGCACCACGGTAGTCGTAGTCCTGACCGGAGTCTGTCGGAGCATTGATGAGCTTCCACGCTTGGAACTTGGACTCCTGATCCACGGTAAGCGCGGTGTTCCACCTGGTATCGTTCGGATCAGGAGTGTCATCGAAGCCGGACGGATCTCCGTTGTCCTCGACCTGCATCGTCCCTACCATCGTCCCACCGCGAGCGGAGGTCGTGCTAGAGCTTCCACCCTTGGTCGCGTAGAACGTACCGTCCTCTGCCTTGTGGACGACGACCTGATCGCCTTCCTGGATCGGAGTGCCAGAGATATTCTGGACCTTGACCTCAGTCTCGTAGACGTCTCCCGACGCGTTGTTGCTCTTATAGAGTTTCGCGTTGAATACACCACCGATCGGACCCGCCGGAGTCTCCGCGGTCGTTGCGACACCCACATGGGTCTGTTTCTCGGTGAGACCAAGATCGAGGGCAGAGACCTCGATGATCTCCGCGATGTCGTCGCCCGCTGAGAGTGAGAGCGCGGCAGGTGCTGTGTCCCCGGTATCGTCGAGGTAAGCGAAATTGGATTGAGTGTGGTTACCGACAACCACCGGGGTCCACAGCAACGCCGTGATCTGGTTCTCCTCCGTGTCATGCTCCAGCTGTTCGATCATCGCGTTTGTGACCAGCTCGGACAACGTGGACTTCACATCGTCGTACACTGTCATCGCGATCGCGTCGAGGTCCCCGATGACTCGCAGCTTCCGCCACGCGTTTGCCCATCGGTAGAACCAGAACGTAGCGGTTTTCTGAACGAGGGTCTTGTGACGGTATGCCCAGATCTCGAGGTCCCGCTTCTTGCGACCGTACGCCAGGATCGATGCAGCGTCCTTGTAGTGTAGACGCTCTGGGTGTTGCTGGCTACCACGCCGATGCCACGCCACCCACAGGTCGTTGGTGATCTGCGTGGTCTCGGTCGACGTGACCTGAACCGTTCCCTCGAGGGTCGTGTCCTCGTCGTACGTGAACGGGATGGATGTAGGAGCAGCGGATAGATACTTGAGGTACGCGGTCGATCCCAATACCGAGAGACCGCATCGACCTTGGAAGGCGATGTCCCCGGCAACCTGCAGCGCGTCCTTCCTGGCGGTGAACGAGAAGTTCATCGGGTATTTCACGCACGCGGTCTTCACGGCGAGGAACGATGCTGCATCTACCGTAATCCCGGCTTCGGTCATCAGGTTCGAGATGATGTCTGAGACGTTCGATCCCACCGTGGTGACCAGCGTCACGAAGAGCTCGTCCTGCCATCCCGTCCCGCGGGCGGACAAGGGCTTCTCCAACGTGATCGAGGTGCAGTGCCTTCCAGCGATCACGTCGTTCAGGTTCACCGTGTAGAAGTCGGCAGGAAGCACAACCAGTTGTCGCTCCCGACCGCCACGACTGTCCAGTTGAACCTCTCGCCAGGCACGGACCTGGAGTACAGAAGTCGATGGGACATCATTGGCGACGTATACCACGTTGGTGACCAGTCGAATAGAAGTTCCCGCTGGCCATAGAGTATCGTTGACATCCAGCACACCGCGGATGTCGGCTCGCGCTCCCGTCGTGATGTAGTATAGTCCCGACGCGACGATCCAGGGGAACTGTCCACGGGTCGCGTCTCCCTTCTGGTAGAGGATGTAGTTCTTGTAACCCACGAACGATGGCACCGTGAAGTTCCCGTACAGAACGCTTCCGCCCGGAACCTCGATGCTGTTGATCAGACCGGAAGACGACAGCTCAGCGGTGTCGAGAAGGAAGAGCCAGTTGCCAGCGAGGATCTTACCTTGCGTATCCCATGCGGAGTACCGCGGGTCAGCTTCCCACGTGTTGTTCTCATTGGGATCCTGCTCGATCGAGGTCAACTCAGACCTATCGTTCGAGTAGATGATGCCCTTGCTCTCGTTCCTCGAGGTGATGTGGAAGCGGAGGATCACGACAGGGTCGGTGGCGATAGACTCGAACTTCCCGGTCAGGTACTCGTTTCCGATCTCCACAGTGACCAGGGTGTTGAGCGGGAAGGTCACGTCGTCTGCGACCTCGATGTCCACATGGTCAAACGTGGGTTGGAGCTCGCGGATCAACGTGCCCTTCGGGGCATCCACTACGAGGACCGCTGGTGCGTCGACCGGCGTGCCGTAGCATCGTGGCCACGGCTTGTTCCACGCGAACTCCTGCAAACCGCTCGACTCGTCAGGCGCGAACGGGACCTCGGTATCGGAGTTGGACTCGTAGAAGGCGATGATGTCGAGCTCGAACGTCCTACTGTCTTCGCTCCAAACGATAGGTGATCCGATTCTACCTACCATCAGCTCTACCGCATCGGCCACGTTGCCATCGAAGATCTGGAGAACCCTGGCGGTCCTTCCTTCGAGCCGCGTATTCCCGATCATCGTCAGGAAGTAGAAGTCCTCATCGCTGAGTTTGACGGAGATCGAACCGGCGGTTGCCGGAGCGCTTTCCGCGATCTGCATGTTCGCGTTGCCGAGCTCCATGATCCGACCGTCGGTACCGTCGAGGTCGCGATCCGCGAAAGTGAGCTTCCCGGCTCCGGTGTCGATCTCAACCAGGATGGCGGACTCATGTCCCTCGGTCGTCGCCGCAATCAGGTTGGCTGCGCTGACGCTTCTCATGACGCGAGGATCCCTTCGAACTCCAGCGCGAACTGACCACCGCGGTCACGTCCTTCTTCAGCGAGATCGATGTCCGAGGTGGTGATGTACCCGATCCACTTCCTGTTCTTCTCGTCGATGTAGTAGATCTTCTTGCCCTTGCACACGCGCAGGAAGTTGCGGACCTGTTCGAGCTTCAGGTACGAGAGGGACTCGAAGGTGATTGACTGCGGCTCATAGGTCGGGGTACGCGAGTGCGGTCGAAGCTTCCCACCACGGGTTCGATTGACCTTCACCTGCAACGCCTGACGGCGGGAGTTCCCATACTCAGGTCGCTTGAGCTGAACCGTGAGCGAGAGGTTCGGCAGTGGACCGATCAGATAGACGATGTTCACATCATCTTCGCTGGCCGGAAGCGGGCGCTCGGGCGTGAACCCCGGTTGGCATCCCTCGTCCGCCTTCATCGCCACAAGACCGACGATGAAGTTGATGATCCCGGACATCGTCTTCTTCAGCGAAGCGTTGTACGTCAGGGACTGCGTGAAGTTGATCACCTGCGAGAAGACCTGTCGCTTGACCACGTTGACCACGAACGCCCCAGAGAAGGCGATAGAGTTCGTCATCGTTGCGGAGACCACGCGATTGAGGCGAGACTCGAAGTTGATGCTCTGGTGGATGTCCAGCGTCGGGGACTTCACGCCACTGAGCGTGCTGGTGAAATGGACGGTCTGTGTGATCGGCTGGACGTTCACACCTGCGTCCAGGTGCTGCGTGAAGTCGATGTTGTTCGTCATCGCCCTGGTCCGGGCGAAGTTCAACCTGGAGAAGAAGTTGATCGTGTTGCGGAGCGTGAGCGAGCGAACCGCGGACAGGGCCGACGTGAAGTTGATCGTGTTGGTCAGGACTCGACGCTGGGTCGACAGGATCGACGTGAAGTTGAGCGTCGTCTCCATCGCGGCCGCGTTGCCCGAGATGATGTCCGTGGAGTAGAAGTACTCCTCCGAACCTCGCATCGACCCTACCACGCCACGCGTGTAGTTGAGCGAGCTCCCGTAACCCGGACCGTGAACCGTCTGCACCGAGTCACGTGCGTTGGCCGTGATTTGGAAGTAGGTCCACGAGGCGTCCGATCCGCGCTTCGCCATGGTGACATTGAGACCCAGCGAGGCCGAAGCCCAGCAGATCACCGGGGTGCGCAGGTTCAGCGAGAGCGAAGGGTAATCCTGGTCATCGTCCACGTCAGTGTGAACGTACTCCACCGCACCCCACGCGGTCGTCCGCTGGAAGTACGCAATCCGGACTCGGCCGGTGTAGAGCGTCCCGCGAACGCGGCAGGCGACGTGAACGTAACCACGGTCGTCCACCGCGATCGAGATGCCGGAGTGGAAGTCCGTGATGTTGTTGCCACCGTACCCAGTCGCGATCAACTCCTCGGTTCCCCACGCGCCACTGGAGTACTTGCGGTAATAGAGCTTGTGGGTCGACGAGGACCGGATCGAGTAGACCGCGTGGACATTGCCCGAGGCATCGAGGCACGAGGCGACTCGACGGTAGACGTGCGGACCGGTTCCGGAACCGTCACCGTTCTTGACCAGGACTCCCGCAGCCCACGTGACGAGGTCGGCCGAGGTTCGACTGTAGACGCGACGATCGCTGGTGCTGGTGATGTAGGCGTACACCATCATGTACGTCGAGCCGGTGTACATGATTTGGAAGGAACCGCTCTCCGCGATCGGTTCGTTGAGCTGCTTCTTCAGGACCCACGAGGTTCCATTCCACAGGTAGATGTAGAAGTCGTCGTTGCTCGGGCGGGTGAGGACGAGAGCCGGTGCATCGCCAGCTCCAATGCACATCGCCATTCCCGCCGGTACCCAAGTGGGACCGACGACCGTCACCGTCCACGTGGTTCCGTTGTCGCTGGAGTACGCGACCTTGACCGCGCCTCCCTCGTAGTACACGTGCCACAGGATGCCAGCCGCCGACTTGATGATCTGACGACCACCACCCTGGACCCGCGTGACCGCGGACGCAACCACGCTCCGGATGATGAAGCCCTGCAGCGAGAGGGTCTGATTGAACCGGATCGTCTGGGAGATCGTCTTCGGGTACGTGCCCGAGTCCAGGTCGCTGGAGACGAAGACCTTCCAGTCGTTGTCGTTGTTGTTGAAGTACCCGATCAAGTCGCCAGCCTTCAGGCGGCTGGTGCTTCCATCGCTGAGGATCGAGATCCCGTATTGATCCTTTGCTTCGTCCAGGAACTCTGTGATCACCCAGGAACCGGTGGACTTGTCGGAACTCTTGATGCTGAAGTGGGTGGTATCCGCTCCACCGTTCTTCATGTCCGACCAGATCTTCCATGACGTAGCCGAGTAGTACATCACCCGACAATCGTGATAGCTGGCGTCCAGGTAACCGTTGCTGTCCGAACCTCCCCACGTTCCGCTGGTCCGTAGCCTGGTTCGGATGATGTCGTTTCGCGCGCCGCTCTGATAGTCGCGGTAGATGATGCGCATGTCTGAGGTCCCAGGAACCCACGCGAGGTGAATTCCGCGAGGTCCCAAGCCAGCGCTGTACGGTCCACCCATCGATGAGCTGATGTCGGTCGTGGTGATCGAGGCAGTTCCACCCGACCAACCACTGGTCAGCTGAACTCGCCACATCGCCTCAGCACCGGTGCGAACGATGCAGACACCATCGATCGCACCGGTGGAGTCCATGAGAAGCCAGGACTGACCACCGGTATTTCCCGACGTTCCCATGTTGATGATGGACGCCGGAGCTCCCCAGGTCGACATGTCGTTCTGCGACACTGAGTACCGCATCGGGTTGCTGGCGGTCGTGTCGATCCAGGTCAACAGCCACGAGTTCGGAACCGTGGGATGCTGGAACAGGTGAATGCGAACCGAGGGTTCAAGCGAGGCAGGCGTTACCGTTCCCTTCGCGACCCACGAACCGCTCTCGCGCCGGAACATGCGGATCCGGATACCGACCGTGTCCTGCAGCATCACGGCAACGACCGGAAGTCCCGCGGCATCCGCGGTCAGGTAGTAGTTCCACTGACCAGGGTTAGCCGGGGTACTCGGGGTGAAGACGATTTCCTCGGAACCCCATGTGAGACCGAAGTCCGAAGATGAACGTGCACAGACCTTGTTGCCAGTTGCGCTTTGGTACAGCGTCCATACGATGGCACCGATCCGCACCATGCGGTCGTTTGAATACGCGCTAATGTTTCCATTAGCCGAATTCGACTCGATCGTTACGTTCGTCCACGTAGTCGGCATGTTCACCCCGAAAGCCGGCAGGGCGTCAGGCTTTCGCCGCTACCCTGCCGGTGAAGAGAGGGAAGCCCGCCGTGCCGGGCTTGCAGCCGCGAGGTCTAGCTCGCGGTCGTGCTCAGGGTGTACGTGAGCTTCAGCGTGTCGCCGTTGCTCACCGTCTGGTTGCCGCCGGAGAACGTGGCGGTCATGAACAGCGTGCCCGTGGTGCCGGACTTCGTGCTGACCGAGGTCAGGAAGCCACCGGCCACCGTGCCGCTGCCGTTCATCGAGAAGTCGGACGTCGTGTTCGAGGTGTTGCTGCCGGCGGCCGCGGCGGTCTCGTCCCACGCGACGCGGTTGGTCTGCGAGTACGTCGTGTACTCCGTCCAGCCGGCGTGCGAGCTCATCACGTCCGCCGCGGCGAGTGTCGGCGTCGACGCGCCGTTGATGAGTCCGAGATACCACGTGGTCACCTGCGTGCCGGCGTGGAACTCGGTGTCGAGGATGTGGTTCAGGCCGGCGGTCGTGATCCCGTTGATCTCGGCCGTGCGCTCCGAGATCAGGTTCCCGTCCTTGTCGTACTGCTGGCTGGTGAGAGTCCCGCCGGCGGCCAGGATCATCGCCACGCCCATGCGGATCGCGTAGCGCTTGACCATGTTCCACGGCATGAACTTCATCAGGTTCGCGATCCAGGCCTTCGCCTTCGACCGCAGTCCCTTGAACGAGAGCACGAGCTTCTCGCCGATGGTCGTGGCGCCGCGATCGGCCTCGACCCGCATCCGCAGCTTGTCCCGCAGATCGATCAGGTCCTCGGGCGGGAGATTCTCGAACTCCGCCCTCAGCTGTTCGAAACTGTGGAACCGACGCAGACGGAGGTCGAACTCCCGCTGCGCCGTGCGGGCGGCGAGATCCGCCACGCGCCTCGCTTCCTGCTCCGGCGTCAGCCGGACCTTCTCGACGTCGATCCGTCCAGCGTCCATGTCACTTCCTCCTGGTAAGAGCGGGTGCTTCGCCTCGCTCGATGTGCCTCTTCAGGTCCCTCGCCAGCTTCCGAGCATCGGCCTTCTTCGGTCCACCACCCTCGGAGCCGGCATTGATTGTGGTGCCCCGCATGTCTACGTTCGTCGTGTTGTTCACGTTGCTGGTTCCCTGCAGTCCGTCCCACCATGAGGTCCACGGTGGCGTCTTGCCGGTACCTTCGTACAGCATCTTCCTTGTCGACTCGTCGTTCCCGAGCGCGCTGTTCAGGAAGTCCGGAACGGTCGCCAACTCGGTCTTCAGCTCCTTGACCTTCTCGATTGTCCGGTCGAGAGCGGAGAGGGCTGGATCGTTGTCGATCGTAACGAAGAACTGCGCGTCACCCATTAGCTTCATGATCCGATCCTTGAGCGTCTTCAACGCCTCCTCGGTCGGAGCCTTGCTCAACTTCGTGATATCGCGAGTCAGGTCGGTGACACCTTGCTCGAACTCCTTGAACTTCTGCTCGATGAGGTTCGCCTTGTCGGTGAAGGCCTTGGCCGCCTTCTCCGAAGAGTCGATCCGCTTCTTCGTCGCCTCCTGTTCGGCCTCGTAAACCTTGTCCATCTGGTCCTTGAGGCGCTGCATTGCCTCGATGACCGTCTCACGGTTCTTCTTCGTGTTCGCGCTGTCCACACCGAGGATGGACTCGTAGATCCCGGAGGCCTCTTGGACGAGTCGCTGGACTTCGTCGCGGTCGCCGATCTTCGCAGCGACGTTCGCGCGTTCCTCGAGGATCTGACCCTTCGCGATCCGGTTCTTGACGATCTCGTCCGGCTTCTGATCTTGCTCCTTGATCTTGTCGATGGAGTTCTGAACCGAGTCGTCGTACTTCTCTCGGTCCTTGATCAGGTCCTTCATCTCACCCTTGAGCTTCTTGGTGAGAGTCTCCTGTTCAGTAGCGAGCTTGCGGTAACCGGCGATGACCTGCTTGACCGCCTCGCTGTTGTCGTGGACCCACTCCTTCAAGAGAGTCTTGCCGGAGTCGACCTGATCCTTCAACAGGTTGACCACGAGTTCCTGCGTCGCCTTCGCCTGTTCACGGATTGCCTCGGTCGCCTTCTTCGTGACGGCCGTGAGCGAGGCCTGATACTTCACCATCGCCGCGTGATCTTCGGCCGAGTTCTTCATCACGACGTCCAGATCCGCGATCTCCTGCTGGAGGTCGTGGATCTTGTCCGCGTTCTCGGCGAGCGCCTTCCCCAGCGCTGCCGCTGGCTTGAAGACGTTCTCCATCCCGTGACCCCACTCCTCGAACGTCTTGTCGATGTCCGACACTCGTTGACGTTGCTGGTCGTGGACTTCGGTCAACTGCTGCTGGATCTCGTCTCGCTGCTTGGTAAGCTGGTCGATCTTCTCCTTGAGGATCGGTTCATCGCGCGAACCGAGCTGGGTCTTCAATCGGAAGATCGCGTCGTTGACACGTTCGATATCGCCAAGCAGGGACTTCTCTCGCAGTCCCTGGAACATGCCGGCGATCATCTTGCCGCCGACCTCGAAGCCCTTGTAGACCGTGTAGACCGCGCCGGCGATCGCACCGAGAACTGCCATCACGCCGGTACCCACGAACTCCATCGCGCCCAGGAAGTAACGGACCGCGAGTTCGATCTGCTTGAAGCCCTGCGAGATCTTCATCTGCGCGGCCTCGACACCGCCCGAGCTATCGACCCACTCGTTGAAGCTCTTCATGACCGCGATGCCCATCTCCATTGCCGATTGACGCATCTGTGCCATCAACCGGTTCCAACGGACCTCAGTCGTATCCATCATTTCGTTGAAGTGCTGGTCACCGACTCCGACCGAGTTGTACATGTCCTCCATGATGGACTTGAGAGCATCGAACTGGGAGCCAGTGATCTCACCCCACGCCCGGAGTTCACGGAAGTCGTCCGTGATCTGCTCGACGATTGCAGGGTTCTTCTCCAACGCGTCGTGGATCTTCTCGATCTGCTTGATCAAGCCCTCAGCCTTCGTCTGTTCGGGCGAGAGCGTGATGTTCAGGTCGCGGAGGATCTTCTTCGCTTCCGGACCTTGCTTGGAGATCAGCTTGAAGAGGTTGATGAGCATCGTACCGGCTTGCTCGGGACCCTTGGTCCGAGACAGCGCGGCAAAACCAGCGAGCATCTCCTGCATGTTCACGCCAGCGGTGGCGGCGACCGAGGAGATCTTGCCGATCTCGCCGGAGAACTGCTCGACCTCGACACGACCGCGATCCGTCATCACGAAGATCATGTCGCGTAGGCGACTCATGTCCTTCGTGGTGAGGTTGAACGCGTTGCGCATCATGGACATCATGTCCGCGGTCTTCTCGATCGTGGCGGACTGCGTGACCGCGAGCTTGCCGGCTTCCTCCATAAACTTCGCGACTTCACCGGGAGGCACATCGCTGGAGATCGCGATGCGGAAGCCTTCGGCGCTTGCCATCGGCGACATGCCGAATGCCTTCGAGAACTCCTTCACCTGGTTCGTGAGGGTCGGAAGATCGGACTCGCCCTTCTTGACGAGGATCATGATCCGAGCCATCGCGTGCTCGAAGTCGGACGCCATCTTGAACGTAGCACCGATAGAGGCACCGGTGATGATCGCGAAGAGACCGCCGATGCTGGCGGTCATGAACGCCATCGAGCTACCGGCCGACGTCAGCGAGCGGACCAGAGACATGACGCCCTTGCTCGCGAGCTGGCTACCACGCTCGATGTTCTGGAAGAGACCGGTAACGAACTTCGACTCGAGCTTGCCACCCTTGCCGAACAGACCGCCGAAGATGTCGCTACCGGCAGGCTTGGTGATGTACTGCTTCGCGGTAGCGGAGCTCATCGACACGTACATCTGGTCCATCTCTCGACGAACCTCGTTGGCACGGATCTTCGCCATCTCTTGCTGCTGTCGGATCTCAGCCCTGTGGAGCGCCTCACGTTGCTTGATCGCGGCGTCCAGGTTCTTCTTCATCAGCGCGAAATGGCCACGCTCATCTTGCTCGAGCTCACGCTCGTCCTTCGCGACCTTCCTGATCTCCTTGCCCAGGTTCTCCCAGGTCATTGCGAGACGCGCCATGTTGATGCGCGCCTTGTCCTCTCCCATTTCGATCATCGGGAGCTTGACCGCGATGCCTGCTTCCTTTGCGGCCTCGGTGATCTTCTGGATCTTGCGCGCCAGCGCGATCTCCCCGGCGGACTCGTAGTCCATCGGGTTCTTGGACATGTAGACGTCAGCGCTTCGAGCCTTTGTGGCTCGCTGACCACTCGGATCCAGGACCGCACCGCGCATCCCGCTTGCGCCTAGCTTAGCGGAGAGTGCCTGCGTCATCGACTCGACTTGGCGTCGAGACTGAACGAACAAACCCTCCTCGATCCGCTCCTTCTGGAAGGCGAGGCCGAGGGAGGCCAGAGACTGCTCGACGTTCGAGTTGCCGACGATGAGGCGCATCACCTCGGCATTGATCTGCTCGGACGTCGAGCCCATCGACTGCATGATCTGCTGGGCTGACGCACCGGATGCGACGAGACTCTGGAGACTTGCTTGAGCTTCCGCACCGACCCCGCCGATGGCCGCGATCGCGGCTCCGGCTTCCATGCTACCGCCGGCCAACTTCAGCAGCACGGAGTTCATGTTCTCCATGAACGCCATGAACGCTGTCGTGTGCAGCTGAGCGTCAGACAGACCCTTCGCCCAGTTGGCGGAGTCCAGTCCTAGCCTTGCGGTAACATCGTCAGCCACAGTAGCTCCTTACTCCTCGTCCTGTGGTCCGGCTTTCTCCTGCATTCTCAGCTGGGAGTAGGCCATCAACAGCACCTGTTCCAAGTACGTCAGATCACGCCAAGGCCTCCCGAAGTAGCTGCGCGGGTCGACCGTCTCGACCGCGCGCAGCTGCCAGTAGTCCAAAGAGCGTCCGGAATGCTTCGGGAGTTTCGGTGGTTGTCCGCCACCGACACCCCGGACGATCAGTTTCCCTTCGTCGTCTCCACGTCCTCGCTGAGGTTCATCAGGCCGGTGATCTCGCCCATGAGCTTCGTGAGATCGCCCATGGTGAACCCGAAGTCCACGAGCTTGTCGAACAACTGCTCGTAGAACGCCGCGGTGTTGTTGTCGCCGTCCTGCTCGAACTCGACCGAGGGATCGTCGATCCCGTGGAACAGGATGTACGCCATCCGTCCGTGCGTCGTCTTGCGGTTCAGGTCACGCCACTCGGGCGTTTCCAGATCCGCGATCATCGGCTTCTTCGTCTCCGGATCGCGGAGGATGATCCCACCCGGACCCTTCGCCCAGTCCTGCGGCTTCACCGGTTCCGGGAACAGCTCGAACATCTTCTGGTCGACGCCCATCGGGAGGGCGCGAACCCTGATCTGGATCGTCTCGATCCCTTCCTTCCCGTCCTCGGAGGTCGCCCGCGTGAGCGTGACGACCTTCCGAGGGGTGCTGAACTTCTGCTTGCCACGGATCTTCATCTGCCTCTCTCCTCTTCTTCTCGGCGGCCTAGACGCCGCGCGTGCTGGTGGGCTCCAGGGACGCACAGATCCCGGAGTACGTCGTCATGTCGGCGTTGTCGCCTTCCTCGAAGGCCACGTCGTCGCAGTGGAAGTCGGGGAGCACGATGCGCTCCGTCTGGTCGATGCCGTTCGCCTCGCACGGGTTGGCGAGATCGAACCGGATGTCGACGCAGTACGGACCGCAGTCGAGCGTGGAGACCCAGGCCGACGCGTTGCCCTTTCGGCGCATCGCGTCCGGAACGGAGGGAACCGTGGCGAACGCGGTGAGCGTCCGACCCGTCCACTCCTCGAACTTCGCCGAGAACGAAGCGTTCATCGGCTCCTCGTTGCCCTCGGCGAGTCCTGCGACTCGGCCGCGGTTCATGATGACCTTCGCCGGGCGACGGACGTTGAACCGGAGGTTCCCGTCCTCGATCGGAACCACGAGGGTCTTCGGGGTGGTGGACCCGTCGACCAGCGTGATCTGCCCGTGCGTCAGGTTTCGCGTCCTCTGACTCACTCTTTCCTCCTCAGCTGGCGATGAGCACAGCCTGGAACGTGACCACTACGCTGTGGGAGTTACCCTGCTCCACCGCGAAGTTGCCTTGTCCTTGGAACGTGATGTTGCGTCTCGGCAGGTAACTTTGCCGGGCTTCCTTGACATTGAGCGTACCGATGACCGGTTCGGGAGCCACACCGATCGTACGGATTGGGATGTCCTTCTTTTCTATCAGCGTCCGGAGACCGGATGCCATTCGGAACGGGCGGAGCGTGTCGTGATCCGAGAGACCCTCTTCGAGCTTCGCACAGCAGGCGACTTGCCAGAGCAGTATGCCACCCCAAACACCACGGCGAGTGCGCATACGAGCGTCACCCATCGGCGAGAAGTCATACCAATCCTCGGTGTCATTCTTCGGTCGCATGCCTACGCTGTTGACGATCGTGTCGGCCGGGAGTCCTTCCCTGATCGCCGCAAGGATTGACATGTAGGCGTAGGGTTCGATCAGATCCAGATCACTCACTTGTTCCTACCTCCCCAGATCCTTTCCAGCTCCGCGGCTTGCGCCGCGATTGGGTCGGACCCTGTCTTGGGAGTTGCAGTTCCACGCACGTGTTCGACCTGGGTCTCCGTGTAGGTGACCACTCGACCGACGCGTGTCGGGTGTCCAGCCTCGAGGTTGAAGCCCTCTTCCTCGAACTTCGCCCGCTCGAAGCGGACCACCGAGGACTCGAAGATCGCGTTGCGTTCCGGGAGTTCGCCAACCGTGTGCCAGTCCTTCGGGTCGTCGATGCGCATCGCCAGGTAGGCCTCGGCATTCAGTTGCGCAACAGGCTTGTCCAAAGGCAGGCGCACCTTCAAGCGACCCATCAGTTCACGCCACGTCAACGAGGGAAGTCGACGCTCGATTTCCGCGGGATCCATCGGGACACCAGCACCCTGCTGTTCATCCCACTTGAAGCCGCGGAGTCTGAACTGCTGCTGTTGCCAGAACGCGATGAGCTCGTCCATCAGGTTCAGCAGTTCCGTTCGAGCCTGGAGCATCGTGACGCGCGACATTCCCTGCGGAGCCTTCTCCGAATGTCCGTGCTCCAGGTAGATGACATAGCCGACCGGGTTCGTGATCCGGAAGCCTACACGGCCGTAACCCTTTCCGACGCTCCGGAGCTGCGGCGAGATTGTCCAAGCTCCTGCGGCTCGACCCGTCTCAACCGGGGTCTTCCACACCATCTCCATCATTGCCCAGCGACCCACGTGCCACACCACGAAGCGGGCACCGATGTACGGGATGCCGGTGATGGCCAGCAAGCGGTTCAGCGGCGCTCGAAGCGCCTTGATGTCCACGAGCTGCGACTTCTTGCCGAACCGATCCACGGAGGTCGCCAGACGCATCTGGGCTCCAGCGGAGATGTAGGGCAGGAGACCGAAGCTGGGGAACGCTGCCGCGCCATGGAAGTCCTTCGGACCTCCGGGCTTCTTGATGATCCTCGGCGGTGCATACGGGATGCCGGCGAACATGGGCAACTTCTTGCCGGACGCGGTCCGGAAGGTCGTACCCTTGATCTGCGTGGACGGCGGCATCATCCGGGTTCCACTGCGAACGACAGTGCTGGGAGCCTGAGCTTTCATCTTGAACTGACGGGAGAGCTCGAGAAAACGCATCGCAGTCGTGGCGAGGTTCCTCGCCCGACCCGTGCCTGCGGCAGGGTACGTACCACGCGTACGCCCCTTGTTGCCACCAGTTTCTCGTACGAAACTTGCCATTACTCCCTGCACCAGAGGATGTACATCCTCGTGAGTGGATCCTTGTCGATGCCCAGGACGTGGTACGTCTTGTCGGAGAACTTCAACTCGTCACCGATCAACGGTTCGACGGTGAGTTCCTTCACCGAGACCTCAGCGCGGATGTCACCTACCTTCAGGTGACCGTTCGCGTTGTCCAACAGGTCCCGATAGTTGATCACGTAGCGACCGACATGACAGAGATGGATCACCGTGGAACCGGTGTTCATCTTCCCGTCACGACCAAGATCCTTCGTGTACCGGGTGAACGTAGCCTCTTCTGGATTGTCGAACATCAAGTAGTCGTCCGATACATCCAGCGTCGACACCGGTTCGCGGCACACCGCGAGATCCGAGGTGAAGCTGATCGTATGGCCGATGTTCTTGGTGTAATCCATGTCAGTAGATCGGGTCGTCCGGGGTGACGAGTTGCGTCTCCGCGTACATCGGATCTTCCGCGACGAGGAGGTCGTTGATGTCCTTGAGCTGCTGACGGAGCTCGCGCAGGTAACCGTTCCAATCCACCTGCTGACCCGTGGCCGACTTGTAGCTGGCCTTCGGGGACGCGGTCACCTCCTTCAGTCTCGCGATGAGCTGGGACTTGATCGCGACGAGCTCCGTAGCATCGCTCACGGCTAGACCTTCGCCGGCTCGCCGGTGAGGATCAGGACGCTGGCGGTCTTCTGGCCGGAGTGCGTGCCCGACTTCTCGGACGTCGCCACGACCTCGACCTCGTGGTCGCTGCCCTTGATGCCGAAGAACTCGTGCCACTTCTGGCGAGCCTCGCCTTCGGACGTCGCGGTGCAGACGCACCAGTCGTGCTTCGACGACACCTTGAAGGTGTTCGGCTTCGGCTTGGGAGCCGCAGCCTTCGCCCTCCCGCCCATCGCGGCGGCGAGCTTCTCGGCCGGGGTTTCTCCGGTCGCGGAAGACGCACTGTCTTCGGCTCCGGCGGGATTCGGATCGGACATGGTTCACCTCTCTTGAACTTGGGACTTCGGTCCCGTCAACTCCGCGAGCCGCCCGGACCTTCGTCCGGGCGGCCGTTGAGTCAGAGTCGCCGAAGGACTAGGCCTGCGGCTGGCTGAAGATCACGTAGCGCGGGTTGCCGACCGCGGCGACGCCCATCTCGGAGCAGCGCCACATCGCGACGACGTCCCTGGTGAACTCCTCCGGGTTGTTCGGCGGAGCCTGGATGACCTGGATCGGCCAGTTCTGCATGTACCAGAACGCCTGCTTGAAGTCGCCGCAGATCGCGGTCCCCTTCGCGTTCGCCGCCGAGAACGACAGCAGCGTCTGCAGCAGCTGGTACAGGAAGCGGGAGACGATCGGCTCGTTCCATCCCTGCAGCGGGTTCGGTCCCTTCGTGACCGGGGTCGTCCCCTGCGTCGTGTCGCCGTAGTCCACCTCGGTCGAGTGGAGGATGCGGCGGATCGTGTGCTTCAGCGCCGGCGTGCAGAGCACGTCCAACGTCGCCGCGAGCTCGATCGGGTTTCCGGTGTCCGGATCCGTCATGTCCGCCCAGAGGAGCTCGAAGTCCTCGAAGTCGGTCCAGTCGGCGATCGTGTGGGACGCGATCTTGTTGATCCAGTTGCCGGAGGTGAGGTACGTGTTGTACGACGTACCGCGCCACTTGTAGTTGTTGATCGAGCCGATGATCACGGCGAGCAGACGCTTGAAGCGGCCGGTCGCCTGACGGGCTCCGATCGTGGAGCAGTTGCGGAGGACCAGACCCGTGCGGTCGAAGAAGACCGTCTCCTTCAGGATCTTGATCATCTCGCCACGCTTGGTCGTGGCGGGCGTCTCCTGGTAGTCCTCGCCGAACCCGGTCTCCGGGTACTCCTTGCCCGGGTGGACCTCGTACTCCTCGTCCTTGACCTTCTGGACGCCGGGGATCTTCTCACCCGAGAACTCCGTCGGGATGACGGTGCAGAGACGGTCGAAGAGACCGCCGTCCGCTTCCGCGTAGCCCTGCAGGACCTTCGAGTAGACGATCTGACCGGTGATGTTCGAGAACGCCGTCACGTCGACGGCGTCTTCGCCGGCCGTGATCAGCTGGTTGCCGGCGTAGCGCGGGTGAAGCTTCTTCACCCACTCGTGCCCGCAGAAAGCCTCGGCGATCTCGCGGAACGAGAAGTCGTCGGGCTTGAGCTCCTTGTCGGCCAGAGCCTGGCCCAGCTTGTCGCAGGTCGCGACCGCGCCCTCGGACGCGTACAGCTGCTTGAGGTTGACTCCGTGGTTGCGCAGCATTGGAGTGTGTTCTGTCCCTTCCGACGCTTACGCGTCCGCCATGACGGTCGAGCGGATCTTGACCATGACCTTCGTCAGGCCGGTTCCGCGCGACGCGCACTTGCCGATGGAGCGCGTGGTCAGGCCCGCTCCGAAGACCCCGAGTCGGACGACCTTCTGGTCGTCGAGCGCGAAGGCGCTCGTCTCGGCGACGCCGACCTCGTCGCCGATCTCCCAGTTCGTGCTGTCGCACGGGAACTCGTGGGTGCCGCCCGAGTCGAAGCGGATGTCGGTGACGTCCCCGGACCGCGACCGCTGAGCGGCCACTCCCGCGAACTTCCCCTTGAACGTCGCCTGGGTGTTGGCCAGGGCGGAACCGGCGGCCTGGCTCGAGGCCGGACGAAGGTCGTCCGTCTCGAGGTACAGGAGATCGCCGATCTCGATGACGGTGCCGGAGTCCACCGCGCCCACGAAGGGCGCCGGATCCCCGAACTTGTGTCGCTGCGTGTCCATGGAGGGCTAGCTCCCCTTCACTGCGCTGGCGAAGCCCTTGGAGGTCGACGTGTCCTTGCCCGCGGGGACGCCGGCGCTCTCGCCGACTCCCTTCGAGCTGGACGTCGGCTTCGTGGAGACCTTGCCGGTGGTCTTGTCCGCCAGTTCCTTGCGCTCGGCGAGCAGGGCGGTGAACCGCTCGTCCGTGGTCGACGACTCCATGCACATGGCCTGGAACGTCGACGTGTTGAGATGCTCGGGCAGCTTGGCCTCCGCGATCTTCACCTTGCGGGCCTCGTCGCGCGTGCCCTTGGCGGTGACCGCCTTGTGCCCGTCGATCTGGACCTTGAGCTCCTTGTTCTCGGCCTCCGCGGCCGTGACCTTCGTCTCGAGCTCCTTGAGACGGGTCTCCTGGACCAGTGCTTCCGCGACGGTGAGGATCTTGAGATCCTGACGCGCCGCCTGGAGCTGGTCGCGAGTCATGGAGATGAGCTCCACTGTGCGTTCTCCTTCCTGCATGGCGGCGCTTTCGTAAAGGCCCGCCGTGGTCCCGCCATTGCTGACCACGTCGACCGAATGGACTTTCTCGATGTCGCTCGTCACGAACCAACCGGACTCGTAGCTGCCCACGAGATCCGCGAGATGTGACAGCGCGTACTGGCCCGGATCGTTCTCCGCCGCCCACTTGACGGCCTCGGCGAACGGGTGACCGGGGTTGAAGTGGAGGTCTCCGATGAGACCTCGCGACTCGTCGACCCGCGGGTTGCGGATGCGACCGAACGGTGTGGACGCCGGCCGCGGCTGGTTCCGCTTGCTCGGGTCGTAGAGACCGGCCGGGTGATCGAAGTTCACCTGGGCGTTCTCGTACTTGTTCGCGTTCCGGCGCATCGCCTCGACTGGGTACTTGCGCTTGTGGCTCGGGCTTTCGAACCCGAGGACCTTCACGCCGGGGATCACGTTGCCCGTGATCTTCGTTCCGGCTGCCGACCACTCCGCGACGGTCTCGCGAACGGGTGGAGCCTTTTCAGCGACTGAAGACATAGGTCCTCACTCCCTCCCGCCCGAGGGCGGTTTCTGTGTCGTTCTTCTCGAGGAGGCGGAAACCCTTCTCGGTCATGAAACGAACGAAGCCTGAGTCGGTCCAGTAGTGCATGTGCTCGCGGGGCTTGAAGTGCCTCGAGCGAAGCACATGCTCACGGTCGTTGTAGATCGGCATCGAGACCACGCAACCGACCGTCGTCCGACGGAGGAGGTCGTCGATCTCGCTCATCTCCAAGTGCTCGAGCGAATCCCAGAAGGTCAAGACCTCGAAGTCGTCCATGACCTTCGGGTCGACGTAGCGACCGAGTTGCTTCAGCCGGGCGTTCGTCGTGGGATTGATGTCGAAGCCGTAGGCGCCGGAGGCTTCCACGAAGTGGCAGGCTCCGGGACCGACGTCGACGTACTCCTTGAACTTGAAGTACTTGTCCGTGATCGCGACGCGGAAGTGCGTGATCTCCTGACCCATGCCCGTGCACTTCAGGCGTGCGTAGTTGTTGAAGTACGACTCGTCGTACTGCCCATCGAGGAACACCGGGTAGTGACCGTACTCACCATCCCACGTGAGGAGGCGAGGACATGCGATCTTCGAGAACGCGGCGTCGACCTGTTCCAGGACCTTGTTGCACTGGCCGTTGGTGTGGCGGTTCGAGAAACCGCAAGTACAGAACGGGGTCGGTTCGATCGCGGCATACGGTCCGCCGATCATCCAGGGTTCGACGAGCGAGCGGTCAGGCAGATCGCCACCGTAGAGGCAGAGGGTCGGGGTCCTCAGAGCAATCCCCAAGGGGAGCATGAAGCCCACGCAGGTGACGATCACGTCAGCGACCGCCATGAGGGCGATGAGCTGTTCCGTGGTGAACTGACCGCGCATCAGGGAGCGGGTGACTCCCTTGAGAGCATCGCCGTACAGAACCTCGTGAGGTTCGTCCAGCCACCCTAGTTCCCACCACTCGAACTCCTGATGCTGGTCGATCAGCTGCTGCATGTACCGAGGATCATTCGGTCGCGCGCTGTTCGGCCACTCAGTCCTGACCGTGCCGGGATGCACGATCGCCAGGGGCTTGCGACACTGCGACTTCTTGTACTCCTTCGCCCAGTCCAGCCACTCGGGCTTCGGACGGAACGAGAAGTCCACCGGTCCGTTAGTGAAGCCAGCGTTCTCCAGGAGAGCGCTGGGGATCGACATTCCCTTGGCGAAGTCCGTCGTCGAGTAGCGGAGATGCCGCCGTTCGTACGGGGACTCGGGACGCTCGTCCCACCCGTCGGCGTAGGACTTCAGGTTCGCAGCCTGAGTCCTGAGCTGGGTCTCCGTCGGGAGGATCTTGACCGGCAGATCCCACCACACCTGAGGCCAGGAGGTTCGGGCCCAAACCTCCCAGCCTTGTGCGAGACAGGCTCGCGCAACAACGCGCTGGTACACGTTGTCACCGAGTCCCTGCATGCACTCCAGGATCAATCGCATCCGAACACCTTCTTGAACTTGGCCCACTCTTCCGGGGTTGCGACCTTCTTGTACTCGTTCGCGTAGATCGTGAAAACGTGCCAGATGCGCGGATAGAGGAAGATCGAGCGGAGAATGCTCTTGCCGAACTTCTTCCAGAGCGCGCCTCTGAACGTCACGCGGTCTTCGGCGACGCGGGTCCGTCCGCGTTCGGCGGCGCGGCGACCGGAGTTCCAGGGGTGCTCCACCAGCGACGCACGTGCTTCTGACCGCGGGTGCCGGCGTAGATTGTGCCGACCGCCGCGCCGAAGAGTTCCATCCCGTTGATGATCGTGTCGGTCCACGGGGTGCTGTGCGCAGCAGCCTTGAAGCTGACGACCGCATGCGTCCGGCCGGAGATCGACTGGTCGCCCTTCAACGCGGCGTCGGCGATGGCCTTGATCTCGGGCTTGGTCGTGTCGACCTTGCCGATCAGGTCCATGATGTTCTTGTGGTTCGCCTCGGCGAGATCGTTCGAGACGCCGAGATGCGTGATCTGGCTTCCGGTTCCCGTCGCGTCGGCGAGCTCGGCCGCGGTGGCCGAGGCCTGCTCCGCGAGCGGGACGTTGGCCGGATCGGCCTTGACGGCGATGTCCGCGAGGGCGTTGACGGCCTCGAGGTTCGACTCGCCCATCTTGGAACTCACGCAGGCGATCACAGCGACGGCACACACAAACAACGCGATGACGTACTTCACGGTTTCCTCCTAGACCTTGAGGAGCCTCAGAACCTCCACGATCGTGATGATCGCGGCAGGGATGGCGATCACCACTGTGATCGCGCCACCCCACTTGGACATCTTCTTCTCGATGGTGTCCAGCGAACCGTCCTGTTTCGCCAGATGCTTGTTGATGTTCTCGAGCGACTCCTTCATCGCTCTCTCGGTCTGCTGGTGGAGGAGTCGGAAGTCCTCCAATGCCCGCAGACGTTGAGCATGCACGTTGAGTCTCTTCTCGTGGCTTCCCACGATGTTGAGTCCACCGCCCACCTCGGAACTCTCGTCCAGTTCATCTCCAGCCAAGTTACCCTCCCGGAGGCTGACCGGTGCGAGCACCGACTTGCTTGTTCGGATCCACGGGAGGAACCAGCGCCTTGTCGTCGCCGTCTTCCTCACGCTGCTGCTGTTCCCGATCGAAGTCGAGGCCTTCCTCTTCCGCGACCGTACGACGCGACTTGACCTTGCCCTTGACGAGCAGGTCGTTCGAACGGACGATCGAGAACCGGTCGCGGGACTGAACGGCAGGTCCGGTGACCTTGTACTTCAAGGTTGGATCGAGGAGCTTCGTGGACAAACGACCTGAGATGATGCCGATGAAGATGATGCGCTTGTAGAGATCTCGAAGCCGGGACGCGTACCACTTCTGCGTCTTCTGGAACATCTTCATCCCCGGCTGCTCGGCCGCGATCAGAGACGCATAGTTGGAGGACGCGGCATTTGCCGAGAACAGGTACTCCGGCTGAGACACACGGCACGCGCAAGCGCGCAACAGGGTGTCGATCACGATGGCGAGCTTGTCAGCGGACTGACCCGCGATCGGGAAGTGGTACTTCTGTCCGGGCGGGACGTCGAGGATCGAGCCGGCTTGGATGACTCGCTGCCGGATGTTCTCGCCTGAGGTGGAGTCGCGAGGCGTACGTTGTGCCATGGCGTCGGCCATCGCGGCGATCTTCGAGCCTGTCGTACCGTCCGGATGCTCGCGGACGACCGCGATGGCCGCCTGGATCTCCGCCATCTTGCGGATCACGCGTAGCATCTTCTTCGCGCCCTCGAGTGGTTCGACCACCGGGAGGAAGGTCGGGATCCCACGGAGCACGTTGCGGTCGGTGTTCTTCTTGAAGAAGGTGATCTCGTCCGCCGGGATGATGATCTCCGGACCGGTGCCACCCTGCTTGTAGACGTAACCGAGGATCTTCTGCTTGTCGCCGGCGCGGGTCACCATGCCGTACTCGAATGCCGGATCGGAGGAGTCGATCTCTTCCGGCTCGATGAACCTGGTGGTCGCGAGACCGTCGCCCTCCATGAACGTCCTGATGAAGGCCTCACCCTCGCGGTCGCTTCGGAGAATGATCTCGTGTTCGACCTCGTCCCACTTCTCGGTCTCGTGGAACTCTTCCCAGTAGTCCTCTGCAGCGGCGATCGCCTTGGCGAACGTGGAGCGCTGGCGCTTGTCCTGGATCTTGTACGCGAAGCCGGTGCCCGCTACGAAGTTCTGGATGTTCTGGTGACCGTTGATGGCGTAGGGATTCGTGAACGCCAGCTTGCGGCCGAGGTTTCGCCAGTTGATCAGGGCACTGGTGTTCAGACCTGAGAGACCGGAGACGTTGCCGGGGATGCCGAGCGGGCTGACATCCATCCAGCCTTCGTAGCGATCGGCGGGGTTCACCCACCGATCCATGTACCACTCCCAGGATTCGTAGGCCTTGAGGAGGATCTCCTGACGCTTGATGAGTGCCGCTTCGCCGACTTGCGCGAGGCGGTTCACGGCGACTGGATCGGGAGTCTCGATCATGCGACCTCCAGAACCGTGGAAGGACTCTCGCGGGAGCGGTCGTAGTAGTGGGTCACCCATTCGAAGATGCAGGTGCTCAGCATCTCGAGAGCGTCGGGACCGTCGTCGTGGTCACCGTACCCGGTCTCCATGATCTGCTTCACGAGCACCTTCATGTCACGCGTGTTCCGCGCGAACTTGAAGGTTCCCTTGGAGAGAGGAGATCCGAGACGCTCGATGCGGGTCGGCTTGGGAGTTGAGTGCTGGATCTCGAGGACCGGCAGGATGATGCCGCGAGCTGCAGACTCCATCGCGAGCTGCTGGGCCATCGTGACCTGGAAGGCGTTCGACTCGAAGGCGCAGAAGACGAAGTTCCGGCGGGCGTGCATGTTCAGACAGCGCGGAATGATCTCCGCGTGCGGCACACGCTGCACCAGACCGTCCACATAGATGTGACGGTTGCCTGGCTTCCAGAAACCCTCGAGGATCGCAACGAAGTCACCCTTCTTCGCGTCGTTGCCGGTGCTGGGGTCGACAGCAAGGAATGGATAGGCACCATGTGGAGGACCGTCATGCCAGATGTCGTAGGCCTCGGAGAACCACATCTCGTCGAACACCGCGTGGGCCGGGTTCATCGGCGAGTTCTGCTTCTCCGCCATGAAGGCACCGTGACCGCCTTCGGCGCGCATCACCATCAGGTCGTACAGCGGCTCACGTTCTGGCCAGAGGACGATAGCGCCCTCGTTGAGCTCCTCCTCGAACTTCTCGTAGTACGCCCTAGCGACGCTCGGGTCGTCGAAGTAGAACTTTTCCCATTCCTCCCAACTCGGCTGGCCTTCGGCGATGTTCATTCGGACCGGCCACACGACGATCGACTGGAACCGACGGTGCTCCCAACCCGGTCGATCCAGCAGTCCCGCCATAAGGCAGGCAGAGTTGATCAGGGTGCCGTTCACGAAGAAGTTCGTTCCCGGCTGTCCTGCCTTCAAGACACCAGCATCGAGCCACTGGCGGATCCTCTCTCGGACGATCGGAGAACGAGCACCTTCGTCATTCTCGGGGTCGTCGATCATCACCACGGTGGGGCGGCTCTCTTCGTGGCGACGACCGCGGACCTTCTTGCCAGCACCGAGGGCATCGATGCGGACGTTGTTCCGAGTGATGATGGACTCTTTCGACCAGAGGCTACTTCCCTTGCCGACGACGTGCGGGTAGTCCTCCGCGAGTTCTTCGTTGGTCTCCAGCTCTTCCTTGACGTGGGAGAGGTGCTGAGCACTTTGACTGAAGGTGTCGGCGCCCGTGACGATGTACCGCTCCAGACCTTCGCAGGTCCACCACAACGGGGCAGCGAAGGAGCAGATCGTGGACTTGGCCGAACCTCGAGGACCGGCGATCGCGGACTTGACGTTCCGCGTGAACGTGGCCTCCTGGATGTGCGCGATGAGTTCCCGGTGGAAGCGGGACGGCGGAGCAGTGAAGTAATGGCCGAGGTACTTCTTGATGAAGTCCTCGAAGCGAACGTTCCCGCCTCGCAGACCGCGAGCCATCGCACTGAAGAAGTGCGCCTGGATCTGCTGGCTGGTCGCGAACCTCACCGGCTTGTGACACTTTCAACGTGGGCGCGAAGCGGCTCACCGGTCAGGCGACCGTGGATCCGATCGACGATGGCCTCGCCATTCGGCTCGTCCTTGAGCTCTTCGCGGACGATGTTGATGAAGCGTTCCGCGATCGCGGACATCTCCTCGAAGGTGATGGACTGATCCTTGGCATCGATCCAGCCAGCGCGAGCCTTGAGCCCGAAGATGACCAGCGCAGGATGGATCCCTGCTTCTTGGGTCATCGCCTCGTCTTCGAAGAACGAGGCCTGATAGTCCTTGACGAGCTGGTCGATCTCAACGTCCTTGCGTCGCAGCTTGAAGAGTGTGGACGTCGAGATGTTGAGGATCTCGCACAGGGCTGGCAGGGAGAGCTTGGACTGCGCGGTGAGCAGGTAGCAGAGTTCTCCGCGGATGTTGTGGCTCGTCGCGTTTCCGGAACCCCGGCCGTGGCTGGAGTTCTCCATGATCGCGAGCAGGTCCGCGGCTTGAAGCTTTTTCGGATCCTTGCGGTATCCAGCGAGAAGCTCCTGTGCTTCGCGCTTCAGGTCTGCAAGCCGAGTCTTTCGACCCTCAATGAGAGCCAGCTTCGCGTTTGTGTTCGCGCTCTGGATGATTGGACTTGCAGCTCCGCCCTGTCCGGCCAAGTAGTCCTCCGCGTAGCGAACTCGTAGCGAGTACGTAGCGTCCGCCTCTACTACAGCCATAGTACCGAAACTACTGCGCTACGTAAACGAACGAAGTTTTCTGGCGAGCTCGCTACGAGTTCGCTACGAGTTCGCTACGCAACGTACCGTACACGGAGCGAAGAAGTCAAGAGTGAGTTTTCCTTCTCTCTCTATTATATACACTTTCTATTTCATAATCATAGGAAATAAAGGACAAGATAACATATCTCCTTTCTTCTTTACTACTTCGAGGCGAACTCGCTACGCGGAGTCCGAGGCGCTGACCTCAGCACTCTGCTGACTTTTCAGAAATTCTAGAAAATTTTTCGTGCACCCCGGCAAGCCCATCGAAACGCAACCTCGGACACCATGCCCTCCCACTTTCCGCCTGCACCCAGACGGTCAAAGGGCTTTCTAGTACTGTATGTTGATACATATCTTTTAGGTACCATTTGTCTCCAAGGTGAGCCATGTCCAACATGAATGAAGATCAGGCATCTGACCATGAGGAGTATGACATGATCGAGTATCTGAAGAGTATGGGCTATGACTGCTGGTATGCAGTAGTGTGCTGCATGTGTCATAAGACCATAGAACTGAGGGCTACAGAGGAGGAGCACATGAAGATGGACACATCACATACTTACTGTGATGTGTGTCAGGTGATCATGCTCAGGCAAGTCGAGGAGATGTAACATGTTCGTCATCCGTATATCTGACAAGTTAGATCCTGACTACCCTCGCTTCGTAGGGTGCAGCTTCATCTATGATGGAGCATCATATCCTACATGGGAGGAAGCATACTCAGGTATGTTGGGCTTCGCCCAGACAGGTCCAACTGATCTCGTCTATGCAGTAGAGGAGATCACACAGGAACAATGGGATGAGCTACAGAGGATCAAGGCTAGTGAGGTAGATGATGATCACCAGCAGCAGGATGATCCTGCTGATTGGTGGAAGAAGTAGGCAGGATAACTAGTCCATAGGACTAGAAGGGAGTAACACCATGTTCTATCTGACCTACATCCAGGTCAAGGGCAAGCGTGAGTGGCAGCAAGAGCCCTACGCTATGATGCACCAGGCCCTGATGGAGGCAGAGCGATTCGCAGGCAAGAAGCTTAGGTTTCGCGTGATCAGCGGCCAGCTGTACGCTACCTTTGCGAACGCCAAGCGTGAGCGCTTTGCGGTCCACATCTACTTCAACAAGTAGATCCACTGACCCTTCTACGGGAGGGGAGACTCTGCAGTACCACACAACCGGTGATGGGGACTACCGACCAATCCAAGTGTCCCCAAGAACTAGTACGTCCTGCAGCACTGCAGGAAGGATGAGAACCGTGAGGAATTATCAGTTCAGGGAACTCGACAAGGACGGAGTCGTGCTCCGCTTCGTGTTCGATCTGACTCGCCGTGAGGCGGTCAAGAGGTATTGGAGTTCGAAGGCGCCCAAGGTCCAGATGCTCGCCAACAGGCGGGTCTACGCAGAGAGGAGCTAGCATGTTCACGATCATCATCATGTGCGGTGATCACATCATCGATGTGGACATCGTCATGAAGGACGGACAGACGATGCTGGAAGTCGAAGCGGCATTCAAGGCTGCGCGTGCAGTCGCCGCAGAGTTCGCCAAGGACGAGAAGGTCGCAGACACCACTGTCTGCAGCTAGGAGACGACATGAAGTATTGGATCAACAAGCTGCGGTTCCTCTTCACGGGGAAGCTGCGGATCTGGACGCTCGCTGAGAACTGCGCGAAGGACTACGCAGACTGCAACGAGTGCGGCGCTGGACTCTATCACTGGAGCAGCGATCATCTGACCTACGACGAAGCCATGGTCGATGCGCTCGACATGGTGAAGCAGCAGCTCGAGTACGAGGAGGAGGGCGATCCCAAGCCCGAGATCGTGATCAACAAGGATGATCCCAAGCACGTGACCGTGGTGGTCACGATCGGTGGGATCGAACAGTCGCAGTGGTACGAGATCATCCAGTGCGAGATCGAAAGGAGTCAGAAGTGAAGAAGAAGTACGTCGCTCCTGAACGAACTGTGGTCACGCCACAGGAGTTGAACCGCGCGAGCAGGCGCGCGGCAGTGTTGGTGCTGAACACCATCATCAAGGCAGCTAAGCTGAGGACCAGCACGTGGGCTCAGATGGCTGCGAAGAAGGACAACGATCCGGAGTTGAGATTGATCGCAATCTGCGACGAGTTCATGGGCAAGGACGCGTGGGACACGGTGAACTTCAATCCGTTCCTCATGACGGCTGATGCCCATCTGTATCTGTCCAAGCACGCGACCGAGTGTCGACGTGGTCACTGGCGTGAGAACTATCACACCAGCGGCGAGGGACCGTTCCAGAAGGCGAAGCTCGTGGTCGGATCCACGAACAAGGAGAAGTACACCGAGTACGGTAAGTCCAGAGTCGTGGACGCCGTTCCGGTGTACAAGTGGCGCGACTGTCTCGTGATGGTCGACTGTCCGATCGGTAGCGGTCACTACACCTGCGTGCTGGTGACTCCCAAAGGTAAGGTCGAAGAGCGACTGAGGGAGTTCGAGCAGCACTACCTGGAGAACTGCTACATCAAGAACAAGTACGCGGAGGTGTGGACTGATCAGCAGGGCGGACTCCACTTCTCGCTGGTCGAAGTCGAGATGAAGGACGTCTTGATGGAAGACACCGACGATCACAAGATCGCTCGCATCGAGCGGGTCGTCGAGAACTGGGACAAGCTCGAGCGTGGAGAGCGTCGTATGGGATTCCTCCTGTACGGATCTCCTGGTACGGGCAAGACCGCAACGATCTCACAACTGGTGCTGCGGCTGAAGGGCAAGGCTACGGTCCTCTGTCTCAAGGGTGGATCGCAAGCGGCGCTGGTCAGTCTCTACAGCTGGTTGGACAAGATCGGTCCCAACATGGTGATTGCTGAGGACTTCGATACGCTGTCTACGAGTCGTGACAACGTTCACACGTACGATGGCGAGAAGAAGTTCATCAGCATCTTGCTGAACGTGCTCGACGGAGCGAAGCAGCACGACGTGATCACGATGGCGACTACGAACTACCCGGATCGACTCGATCAGGCGCTGACGAGACCTGGTCGTCTGGGCATCAGTCTCAAGCTCGGCGAACCGTCGAACGAGCTGAGGAAGCGGATCATCGGACACTACGCGTTGAAGTTCGGTCTCGATCAGAACGACGCGAAGTACTACGAGGCATTGAACACTCGAGGTGTGCTCGGGTGTCACGTCTTCAACATCTTGAAGGAGGTCAGTGTCGAGGTCAAGCTCGGCGAGTCCGCCCACGACGCACTGCATCGAGCGTGTCAGTCGTACTTCGGAGCGGACAACGTGAACTGGGAGATCAAGGACAACAAGAAGCCGATGGGCTTCGGAAAGGAAGAGTAGATGGTGAACATGGAAGGCATCGTCATGCTGGTCAACGACCGACTGGCGGGCAAGAATGAGTGGGGCTGTGAGGAGTGGGAAGACCACAAGATCCAGCTGACCACGATCAAGCCGGTGTCGAAAGACATCTGGGATATCGTCATCCAGTTCGGAACTCCCGGTGAGAACGGGAGTGGTGGTGGGCAGTTGCGAATCGAACTGCTCGATCCCGTCGTGCTGGGCAAGCCGTTGTGCTTGCTGTCGTTCTTCGAACACGTGATGGACTCCCCGACCACGGCCAAAGGACAGCAGTCCAAGGGTCACGTCATCGAGTTCCATCCCGAGTGCATCGCTGCGTTCCTCGCTCTGTAGTGTTCCCTTCGACCTGAGCATGTCAATAAACTGCTCAAGGAGATTCTATGTCGTCCAAGAGTACTTTCGTTCCGCCTGCCGCTCGTCCCGATCCGTTCAGCCCGCGTACTCGGGTGAACATCAGGGCGGACGTGATCAAGGTCGATCCCAGCACCGGGATCGTGACTCTCGCGATCGAGTCCAATCCACTTCCGCGTGAACTCTCGGAAGCGATGCAGAAGCACTTCCCGCACTGCTACGAGGAGATCGAGGCGATCTGCGCCAAGGAACTCCTCCTCTCGTCCTTCACCAGCGACGGAAACCTCAACGACTCCGTCTCCTAGTCCAGTTCCCTTCGACCTGAGCATGTCAATAAACTGCTCAGAAAGGTGCGCATGCCGCACATCAAGGACAAGAACCTCTTCGCCGCGAAGGCGCAGGTCGACGACCTC